ACATCTTGAATAGAATTATAAAATTCTTCAGCAGTATATTCACTAAAAGGATCAAACCCTCCACGCTTTAACATTTCAATAATGTCTTCATCAGCACTACTACCACCTGTTATAGCAGGGAAAAAATCATAAGAAAAACCAAATTCGTATCCTTTTTTAGCCGCAACAGTTAAACTATTTTCTTTGTATGTGGCTTTATTATTTCGTAAATATTCAGCAGTATCTTGTTCACCTAACAACTTCATTAGTTTAAGCTCACGTTCATACTGACCATTAACGAGATCAAGCTGTTTAGCTGTCTCGCCGTATTGTTCATTCAGCGTCTTCTGTAAGTCAGCAAGTCCGCTTCGAATATTAGCGACATCCTCTTCAGTTTTATTGGTATTCTTCAGTTGCTCTTGGTAGTCTTTATACTTGGTAATTATGTCTTCAAGGGTAGCCTGTTGCTTCTCAAATTCCTTACGTCTTTCTTCAGCCGCACGAAGCGATTCTGCAAGTTCTTTACGAGCGTTTTCCTCGGCGTGAATCCATTCGTTGATGCCTTTAATAACTACAGAAGTTAGAAGAGATATACCAACGCTCAACGCTACATTCAAAGCTAATCGCGCAGCGGTTAAAGCTTTAGAAGTAACTGTTTCAGTTTTCATCTTGTTAATAATGTCATCTTGTTTATCAATAACATTACCATAAGATTTAACTAAATTTTGAGCATTTTTGGACATTTGGTTAATTATATCATTATTTTGAGCACCTTGTGATACATACTGATTAAATAAAGCTATATCATTATCAGTATATGCTCTTGTTTGTAAACCTTTAAAAGCTGTCCCAACAACGTGTTTTCCTAATCCAATATTAATACCACCCGTCGGATTAAGATTTGTTGAAACCATATTTTTACCTTTGGTTAATCCGAATAAAACACCAAATAGTCCACCGGGTATTTTATTTATGACATTTACTACCTTTAATACTGACTCAAGTAAACTTGAAACAGTATTGGCAAATATGCTTGCGGTTGAATTTGTATTATTTATTTCTGTAATTAAATCTTTTAATTCATCAAGAATTGTTTCTATTTTATCAGAACTAATAGTATCAATCCAAAACTGAGACAACTCATTTTTAAGCTGTTGAGTTTTGCCAGCTATAGATTCTTCGTATTTTTCTTGATTAGCAAGTGCATTACCTTCTGCTTCAATAGCTTCAGTTGCAAGTTTTGATGAATCGGCCCACTGATCTAATACTGCTCTCAATGTAGCGGTCTGTCTTGTAGCTGCGATTTGGAAGCTTATATTTTCACGTTCTGCATCAGACAAATCATCCCATTTTTCTGCAAGTTCAGACATAATAGTGTCAAATTCACGGAACTCACCTTCGGTAGTATATACTTCAATGCCTATTTTATGTAAGGCTTTAGCGGCATTACCAACGGTAGCGTTATCAACTTCATCTCCGGCAAGTTTATTAGCCTTTGAGATTCTGACCATCATAGTTCTCAACGCATTACCGATACTCGCACCATCTTGCCTTGTTTTCTCCATTACCTTACCGATAATAGCACTTAACTGTTCAAATGATAATCCCGCTTCTTTAGCAACGTTACCAACATTTTTAACAGCGTCAGACATACCTGCAATACCCTTAGAATAATCTACGGATATATTTGCAGATATATAATCATATACATCAACAATATGCATTGATTCATCTGCTAATAATTCAAACTGATTAAGTACACCCTGTATCTGATCGGCAGCGGTAGATGCATCAACTCCTGAAAGATTTGCTAAGATAGCGGTAGGTTTTGCCGTTTCCATTATTTCTTCAGCAGATGTTTGCATATTAGCATATATCTGATAAATCTGAGACACATTGCTAACAGAAATTGATAAATCTTTTGCCATATTAACAATGTCACGACTCATATTATTAAGTTGAGCATCGGTAACATCCATAGTATAACTCATTGTAGTTAAGGCTTTATTCAGATTAGACACTTCAGTAACACCTTGTCTAATATAAGAAACAAGTCTATACAATGATAAATACATATTGGCAAATTGAGAAATACTTCTAACTAAAGTTGTGCTTACTTGCCCTAATATTCCCTTACCAGTCTGTCCAGATAAACGAATTTTTGAATCAATATCCTGAAATCTTGCAGTAAATTCTTTCATTTTATCTTCCGGTATAGCTTTACCTAATGCCAACATTTCTTTTACAATAGCATTAAGCTGATCTTTGTACACCTGTGACATTTTAGAATTACGTGTTAATTCATCGCCAATTCTTGCAAGTAATTTAGAAACAGATGTTTCTTTTGCAACTTTATTTTCACCGCTATTAATTGTTTGATATAATTCTTTTGCATTTACTAATGCATCTTTTATACGTGCAGATAAACTATCATCTATTACAGAAAGATTATCTAAAGATAAAGAATCAAACAATTGCTTTATTTCAGCAAATAATGATCTTATCCGATTTATTTCTTCATCTGTTTTTCTGCCCTCAGGTAATTTAGCAGACATAAAATCCATAAACGTTTGAGGGATGCTGTCATACATCTGTTGCAAAACATCACGTTTGTCAGGAGATACAACACCTGCTTGAACATAAGACTGAATCGTTTCCCATAACTTAGCGATCTGATTTAAATCATTAATATATTTCTGCCCTGCATTAGCATCATATTTTGTCATACTATCAGACAGAATTTTAGGAATTTCAGCAACCTTCTTTTCAAACTCATCAATAGTTTTTGAAACTTCTACAACGGCTTGCGATTCATATAATATTGATTGCGAATTAATTCCTAATGTTGTTCTGTGATTTTGATTATCCCAAAACTGAAAACTTTCAAATCCCATTTGATCAACATGACGAATAATACGATCAATATTAGATATCTCAAGTCCAAAATCTTTTGCAAGATCTATAAGCTGATACCAAACATCGGTATTAGGAGTTATTATTTCTCCTGATTTACCAATCATTTTAGGATTCTTTAATTGTTCTTGTATCTGAATCCATTTTTCATAAGCCGCAGCCTGTTTGTCTATTGAAAAACCTTCTTTAGCTTCAACAAGCGTAAAAGGATTTTTACCATTTCCGGTCTTGGTTGTATATATTAGAGATTTATAATTATCATCAGCTTCTTTAATTAGAGCCTTGATTTTAATTAACCCATCTTTAGTAGGTTCAAAAGAAGATTCAATCAGTTTACGATTATCCTTTTGAAGCATATCAGCAAATCCGGTTTGAATGTTATTAAAATTTTTATTCAGATTTTTTTGAGCTTTTTGTAAATTTGCTTCCTGTTCCTGCTTCTTTTTTTCTTCATATTGCGCCTTACTAAGCTTACCAAGATCACTGATTTCTGATGTAATAGCGTTTTTAACTTCCGTCTTTTCATTTTTAAAGGCCGAAGTTTTATCATTGATTAATTTAGGGATTTCCTTTAAAGCATTACCAAGCTCTTGCACCTTTTTTGTTTCTTCGACAAGACCGGGGACAACAACTTTAGTTTCATTTTCAAATGCTTTTGTTTTATCTTTAACAGCTTTTGTAACGTCTTTTATTGTTTTAGCTTCATTGGTAGAGGATTGTTTCTTTTCTTCTTTTTTGATTTCAGATTTTAATTGTTCCAATGAAGTTTGAGTAGTTTTTATATAACTATTACGTTTGCGTTTACCTGCAACGTGTTCATTATCAAGCTGTTCATTAATTTTGTTTATTTCATCAAAGTATTTTTGAACAGAACTTAAATCTTTTGAAGTAAAAGCGTTTTGAATAAGAGTCTTTAATTCTTCAAACTTATTTATTAGTTCTTGTGTTTGAACAACGGGCTTTTCTTCTGCTTTAGGAATTTCCTTTAAGGCATCAAGTAATGGAATATTACTATCGCCCTTAGCAAAATCACCATAAGTATCATGAAGTCTTTTCATTGCATCATTAGCATTAATCGCTCCACTTTGCAACTCTTCAAGATTCTTTTTATGTGTTGTTAAAACATTATTTTTAAGCGTTTCATCTGTTGGTAATTTAAGTTTTAATGATTGTTGAATAACCCTTTGATAAGTATCAAATTCTTCAATCATTTTCTGATAATGCTTTGCTTGAGTTGTAGGTTGTATACCATTAACTCGTTTATTATAAACATAATCAGACTCGCTCGACTTATCCTTTGCTAAATCTTGCTCAGTTAATTTGCCTGTTTCTACTAAAGCGCGAATTGCGTTTTGAACTTTCTTCTTTTCATTAAGAATACCTTGAGCATAATTTTCGCCAAAATATTTACCTAATTGTTCGGCAACTTTAGAAGTTTCCTTGCTAACAATTTGTGTAGGTTGTGTACTTGAAGAAGTAGTATTTTCATTAGGCGCAACTGAAGTTTCATTTATAACTTTTGGCACCATCGCAATTCCCTTAACCGACAATTCATTCATCGCCTTAGAAAGATTAGGCAACTCTTGAACTATTGATTGAAGATTAGTATTAATATCAGCTAATAATTGCTCATTAGCTTGTTTCTTCTCTGCGTCAAGCTCATTAAGTTTATTTACATTATCAACAATCTGATTAATGTTTTTAGTAACATCAGCAATATTGATTTGATCATTGTTATTTAAATATTTACCTAAATCAAAAGCTGGATTTTTTGCAAAATCTTCTTGTGATTGAATTTTAAAATATTTATTAAAATCAACATCTTTATTAGCAAAATATTGTTTTAATCTATCTTGTCTAACAGCAAGAGCAGCAGTACGAGATAATCCGGGACTTGTAAAATGAAAAACATTTCCTAATAAATTATCTAATTCTGCATAAATTTGATCAGGTCTTCCGCTAAAATATTGATCTCCAATATTTGTTATAATTTGTTGCCAAAAATCTTGTTCAGAAGTTGGTTTACTATTGTAAGCTTGTTTAAACACTTCAGTCATAAACTCTTTATTTGATAAATTTTTGGCTTCATTTATAGGCGAAGAACCTTTTAAAAATCCAATCATTTTATTATTTGATATTAAATCAATGTTATTATAAAATAACTCTTTAATTTTATCAGATGTTATTTTGTTACTAATAGGTTTATTTGTATATTTTTTTAACTGTCTAAAATCTATTTTTTTATCTATTTCGTCTTTTAAATATGCTTCAGAATTAAAAGTAGCAACTTCTGATACTGCTGATGTAATTGCATATTTCAATCCTCTTGTTAATCCGATTTCAAGATCTTCTATAGATGGACTCCAAACAAAATCACCACTATGGGTATGAATATCTGCAACAATATTTTGTCTACTTGCGTTAGGATAATAAATTGGATTTCCGTATTTTGTAGCATCATGTTCATCAGTAGACGTTAATCCAATTACCTTACCACTTTCTAATAAAATGCCGCCATGTTCTAATGTTGATAAAACACCATCATATTTCTTTTTATTTGTATCTGTTAAAGCAATATCTTGCAAATATTCTGAAAGCATATTTTGTCCATTAGGACTAAATAACTGACTAATCTTGCTTGAAGCTTGATCAAGTGTATTAAGCAACTTCGTCGCCCATACACTAAGATTATTATTCTTAGGATCAAATGCCTTACTTAATTCCTGACGAACAGCTTCGATTTTTTCTCCAATTTGTTTTTGCAATTCTTCGGTATTAAGATTAGCTTCGCCTTCTTTTGTTTCTAAAGAGGTAAGCTGATTCATATTCTGAATAGCTTGATTTAATGTTCCCAACAATGCATCAGCCCAAGGCTTAATGCTTTCAGGATTAAACATCTTAGCATAATCATCAGCCAATGTCTTAAAAGCCTCAGAAAGATTTTTAGAAACTGACTCTTTTCCGATTTCTTTTTGCAATGACTTAAGCTGGCTAATTGAATCTTTGAGTTGATTTATGTAATTTTCAAACAAATTCTTTGCAAGTTTATCCTTTAAAACTTCAATTGAATTGACTTCTTTATTACACTCTTTTATAAATGCATTAACTTTTTTCTTAAACGCATCTTGGTTCTTTTTAGTTAATGTAACTTTAGGTTCAACATCAATCGGGCTATCTTGAATCTTACGAAGCTCTTCTTTTACATCAGCAACAAAACTTCTTATCATGCTTGCGGCTGTTTCAGTTTGAATATCTACAGTAAACAACATAGCATTATTTACTTGCTTATTAATCCTGTCGATTAACTTTGACATATTTTCTGTCATTTCTGTATACTTCAAACTTTCAGCTTCTGACATACCGCCTTCAATAGCTTCTTTTGCGGTTTGTTGCATCTTAATTAATTCTGCCTGTAATTCATTTAAAAGTTTTTGATTTCCTCTTGATTGATAAGCGGAAACTAATTGAACTTCAATTCTTAATGGAGTACTTTCAAGTTCTCTATTTACATCACTAATTAATTGTAACGCTTCTTCTTTAACAGTTGCGCGAGCATAACCATCAATATGAACTGGGATAGTAATTTTATCATCTTTATTTTTAGATTGAACAAAAATCTTTGATAAATCACCACCGCCAAGCTTAGAATATTCGTTCTGTATTTCTGCCTTTCGTCTTGCAATTTCTTTTAAAATACCTTCTAAACGATCAGATATTTCTTGCTGAAGTTCGGCTAAACCTGACTTACCAATCTTGGTTTGTCCCCAATTCGCATCTAATTTCATTATGGTATTAATTAGTCTTGATGCATCAGTTCCTAATCTTGATATTTCAAGTTGTAATCCGGAAATCATTGATTCTTTATCTGCCTTTGATTTCCTTGATCTTGTAATAATATCTATTTCATTTAGCTTTTGCTTATATAAATCATATTTTGCGATTAAATCTGTTAACGCATCTTCTGAAGACTGATAAGGTTTTGTACCTCTTTGATTTATTGTTTTGTCAAATTCTTCAGTATATTTTCTTGCATTTTCTAACTGAACATAATAATCTTTTAGCGTTTTAAGTTGTTCTTTATCAACAAGAGTAATATTGTTGCCAAGATGAGAAATGGCTTTTACCGCATTATTTATGACATCAACAGTATTATTAACCGTTGTATCAATTTCCTGCATCTTATTTAAAATGCCGTCACGTTTGTTTTTAGGAGTTGCCTGAAGTAGTAATTTAAATGCATTCTGCAATTCTTTAACAGCTTTAGTCGTATCAGCTAACTGTTGCTTTGCAGCATCATCAAGAACCCCTCCGGTTATTCTATCTATTTCACTTTTAAGCTTTTTAAGTTTGTCTTTAGCGTTATCAAATTCATCTTCAAAAGCTTTAGACAAACCAATTTTATCACCAAAATCTATACCTTTTAATTGGTTTTCAATATCTTTTACGTAACTTTCGACATCTGTTTTAAAACCAATATCAATTAAAATTCCGTGTTGTTTATCTGCCATATCTTTATCCTCCTATGGTTAAAGTTTTATATATCTCACGATCTGCCCTTGCAAATCCATCTTTCATATACACATCCTTATGTTTTACAAACGTATCTCTTGATGCAAAAATCTCCTCTAATGGTGAGGGATCCATAACAGGAGGGATCACACTAAAAGAATACGGTTCATATATCATTCCACTCCTTTGATTTACTCCACCAAATGCTGATGCCACACCATGGAATCCATGATAAACCATATCAAATACCTGTTCTTTAGGATCTTGATAATAATCTTCCATGCTTTCCGGTGAAAGTTCAACACCGCCTCTAATAATCTGATTATGTTTATTTTCATAAAACTTCTTAAATGAACGTTTTCGAAAATTGTCATAATGCCTATTATAATATATAGGATCATAATCCTGATAAAACATTTCTATAGCGATAGCCGCACTTGTAGTTATATAATCTCTTGCCTTAGTAGCCATCCCTATGCAAAAATTTTTTCCATAATTTTTTAAATCTTCATAAAGTTTATCAGATATCTCAATAGTCTGATTATAACTTGTTTTCTTTCCCATCAATCTCACCTCTGTTTATAAATTATTGTAGTGGGAGAGTAGCGACTCGAACGCTACATTACCGTTGTTCTCCCTTGAAAAAAGACGCAAGAATAATCTTGCGCCTTAACATTACGGTAACGGCAATCACCGTCACCTCAGCCTTTTCCACGCAAAGGATGGATAGGCAAAAACTGTTGAAATTTTGGTTTTAAGGTGTTTTAGGTGTTGTCGCTTCACCTATCATCATGCGGTTGTTATCGGGAGATATTGTTGAGCCATAGTTATATGTATTCCCAAACATTCCACATCACCTTCTTTCCTCTCCTAAAATGGTTATTTTATGGGGTTACACTAACGATAGTAAATATATATGTCAGCAGATGAAGTTACATCAGTATCATTTGCATAAACATTCCCTATTTTTATAATACTTTTAGTCGCTATTAATGATGCACCATACTTTGTTGTACTGGTTAAATATGCGCCATTTCTGAATCTTTTTTCTGAATCTGTTAAATATATTTTGGGTATATTAAATATAAACATATTATCATTATAATCTATAATAGCGCATATTTCATTATATTTTGATGGTAAAGTAATATCAACACTTCCATTTTTAAATGCTAAAGGTTTCCATGATAAAAAATTATCACTAATCAGATTCACCGTTTCACTTAACTGTTCAACATCCGCATGAGTAGCCAATTCGCCGTTGTGGTAAGCCAACTGAATCTGTGAGCCGTTAGTTGACACATAATTATATCCCGATGAAAGTGCGATTTCATGCGGGGTTAACTGAATGTAAAATGGAGTGGTCAATGGATAAATAAGTTTTGTTCCTGTCAACGCCGTTTTCAGAGATGCTTCATCCGTGTATCGGCTATCTCGAATATAAATATTGGAATTTCTTGCCGATATTTGTGCGTCCGTTCTGTCGCTATCAATATATGCTTTTCCGCTTGTTTCGTAGCACTCACAAAGCCAATTTAAACTTGCTATACTTGCCGTCATGTCTGAAACGGATGAACTATATCTTTCGTATGTACTATTGTAACTATACGCTAAATCACCCATATCCTTTTCGCCATGTGTAACCTTAAACTTACCCGTTCTAACATCCAATTCACCATAATACACCGTCTGCCCCAAACTCTCCGATAAATCTGTGGTTTTATGGTATGGTTCATAGGTGGTAGCACTTGCTGATTCTTCAAGTTGAGTATTTGAAATTTGTGAAGGTGTGATAGTGCTATCATCATTAAATGCTACTCCTATTATGCAATAATTTGCATTAGCGGGTGTTGTGATAGTTCTATTATTTCCTGATACATAACCGTCAGCGCTTATGTATGATGGAGAACCATAGGCATTAGTTATAAACCATAAAAAAGCAATTTTTAAATTACTACCTGTTACACTGAACGTATACTGTGTACTAGGTTTAACTCTAATAAAATCATTAGACGCTAATCTCCATGTTGAAGCTTCTGGAACACCATCTGAAAAAGCTCTCTGTACAAAATTTCCATTACAAAGATTCTTCCCACACGATAAAACCTCAATTTTATCATACCCACTGATTGCCCGTACATTGCTCGGTGACGGTGTTCCACTTCCTGCCTGTATCGGCTCAAAGGTGATTATCGGGTTTTTAGCTATCTGTGCCGATTTGAGGTTTGCGATTGATATGGGATTGCCACTTGCACTTGTGGTGGTCATATCACCCGAAATGCCTGAATCTGTGAGGTTGCCGCTAGCATTTAGTCCGGCTATATTTCCATTCGTAGGTGATGTTACCTTATCAGCTTTTCCGCTAATATCCTGATGTTGTGTCAGATAATCGCTATGCTTATGACCACTATCAACAAGATTTCCGTTTGCATCAAGTCCGGCAAAATTACCCGAAGTAGCCGAAGTAACCTTGTCGGCTTTGCCTGTTATATCGGGTATCTGACTTGTAGTAGCGTAGCTGTTAGTATCAACACTACCATCGTTCTTCATAAGACCACTTGTAGATGACTTTTGGATATAATTTGACAAATCAACCATACCCGAAAGTAAGTCAAACTTATATGAAGCGTTGTTCTGCGTACCAACATCCACGATAACTACGTTGTCACCGATTTCTATGGTTTTTCCTGCGCCTTCAACGAAATCACTTGTAGTCACACCGCTATCGGTCATGTTGTAAACGTTGCCAAGATTACTTACAATCAGCAAAGCAGGTAACAACTCGGCACAAGTTTTGTTACCAGATGGCTTATAAACACCGCTTATGGCACTATCAACGTAATCGTGTACCGCATCCGAAGTAACCAAATCGGATGAACCGTCAACTACAGAATTAACATAATCTTTGGCAGATGCCGTTCCGAGCGTAGGCTTATTCTTAATAAAATCAACCTTTGTATTATCGCTCTGATTCCAATCGCTTTGAACCTGTGCGTCAGGAATGGTTGGCTTGTCGGAAAGATCATTGTAAGAACCACTAAAATCAGATTTTCCGTTCCAAGTAGTTTTCTCTGTGTCGGTTACAAGCCTGTGAGTGCTATCATCGTTCAAGTCAGCCAAATCATCAGGAATAGTAGGCTTATTAGTCAAATCCTCATAATCACCGCTAAACAAAGCCGTATCATCGGGTAAAGCACCTACATCCTCGGCATCAAGAACAACTACACCTGTCTTGCCATTTACTGAATCTACGGCACCGCCACCGCTACCACCTTGAATAGCATAGTTAGTACCGTCAATACCTATGCTTGTAAGGCTTGCCGTTGTGTTGCCGGGATTCGCTACAACACTCGGTATGGTAGGTTTATTTTGAATATAGGCATCTGAATCTGTATCGGTTTCATTCCAATTAGATTGCACGTTTGCCTCGCCTGCACTCCAAGCTGTTTTTTCAGTATCTGTAACAGTTCTATGTGTTGAATCATCAGATAAATCGGAAAGAGCTGTGGGAATAGTAGGTTTGTTTTTAATATAATCCTTTTTAGTATTATCACTTTGATTCCAATCAGATTGAATTTGTGCGTCCGGTATGGTAGGCTTATTCTTAATATAATCAACCTTACTGTTATCGCTTTCATTCCAATCTGCTTGCACTTGTGCATCAGGAATCGTAGGTTTATTTGTTAAGTCAGTATACGAACCCGAGAAGTCGCTTTTAGCATTCCAATTTGCCTTTTCAGTATCTGTTACTAATCTGTGAGTACTGTCATCACTTAAGTCCGCTAAATCATCAGGAATACTTGGCTTATTAGTAAGATCCGTGTACGAGCCACTAAAATCACTCTTAGCATCCCATGTTGATTTTTCCGTGTCTGTAACAAGACGATGTGTACTGTCATCAGATAAATCAGACAAAGCTGAAGGCACATTACTTACATCAGCTTTTGCGTCAAGCTGATCTTGTACATTCGACTCTATACCGCCAAGAGTATTAAGTTCTGATACTGTAGCGGTTAGTCCTGTTAATGTAGTTGCTTCATCAGAAGCATTTACAATACCGTCATTATTAGTATCATAAATCTCTTTTAACATATCGCCAGTAGAAGTTCCGCCACCTCCACCTGACGAATTGATCGTAACTTTCTTGTTAACTGTATCGGGAACAAGCGTTACGTTAGTTCCGGCAACAAGTTCAAGAACATCTTCACCACTTGCCGTTATTTCAGTACTTGCAATTTTGATTTTCTTATAGGCATCACTAACTGTACCGCCACTTTCATTTGCGTTTTCAAACTTTTGTGTAGTAGAGTTATACTTTAATATCTGACCATTCTGAATATTGCTGATACTGATATCATCTAAATCAGTTAGCTCATCAGGTATACTTGGCTTATCTGTAAGGTCATTATATGATCCACTAAAATTAGACTTACCATTCCACGTAGACTTCTCCGAATCGGATACAGTTCTATGCCCCGAATCACTTTGAAGATCTGCAAGGTTAGGCTTATTAGTCAAATCAGCATAAGATCCACTAAAATCTGACTTCCCATTCCATGCTGTCTTCTCAACATCGGTTACAAGACGATGAGTTGAATCATCATTTAAATCTGCTAAATCATCCGGTATATCGGGTTTATTAGTTAGGTCATTATAATTACCGCTAAACAACGATGGTTTGTTTTTAATATAACTACCATCTGTAGGATCTGTAGTATTCCAGTCTGCTTGAACATTCTCTGCAGGATTATTCCAACGTTCTTTATCTGCATCAGTTACAAGCCTATGTGTAGAATCGTCTTGAAGGTCTGCCAAATCCGTAGGTACTGAGCTTTGTGTAGCAAACAGATTGTCAGCCTCAGTTTTTGAATATGTCTCCGTTTTAGAATAATAATTCGCAACCAAATGATCTATAGTTTCATATCCTATATCATCATAAAGTTGCGAAAACTTTGTTGGTATATCAATACCTAATTGAGCCGTAGTTTTATTACCTTCAAGTGTCACACCATTAATTTGAGGTTTATTAACTAATTGCCCATATTCATTGATGCCAACTTGTTTAACTATAAACTTATCGTCAGCATAGTTTACATTATATAATCTTACCCATTCACCATCTTCAATTCCGACAATCTGTCCGACATAAGTATCGGTATTAAGATTAAGATTATATTCAGCTACTACAACACTTGGATACACATCAAGCCTACACTTCATTCTTATTAAAGACTTATCCTCTTTAATAAAGACAACTTCATGTGTATCCTTGGTATATACGGTGTCATAGGCGTTTAGTTTCCCGCTTTCAAGTCTGTCAGCTATATCGGCAAAATTCATATAGCCCGGTTTATTTCTGTCAGCCATTTCAACACCTCCTTAAAGTACTATCTTAAGACCATTCTCGTCTATATTTGCAACCTTGGCGGCTTCAATATTCAGCCTCTGATTAATATCAGCAATCTGAGCTTCAATCCTTGCAAGGTCACTTTGGTCGATACTACCCGTCATTTCATCAGAATTATAAATCGGAAGTTTACATATCTGAGTTGTCAGCATATATACCTTATCAACTTCATCAATAGTCTCAACCTTTGTAAAGGTTAACTTAAGACATACATACCCAACAATGGATGTGAGAGTAGTAGTAATCTGTATTCCGTATGATATATAATCATCATTATAAGGCTCTTCATCCATGACCAATGTTTGAGAACCTATTGTTTCATCAGGTAACATATATGTCAGTACAACATTAAATTCACTAAGATCAATACCCTCGTAAAATTTAGGTACCAAAACCCTAAGCGGATTCATAAGCGAGTCATACTGATATATAGGTACGATGTTTGTGAGGCGGATTGTTTTGTCCTCACGCATAAGAACATTCATCATGTCAATTAATCCTTTCTGCAAGTTGGGGGCGTTCAATAGTTGCATGACATAATACCATTGCCCTCATCTCGTCAACTTCTCGTATAGTTCCCTTTGTGTAATATTCTCCGGTTACTATATCCCAATAATCTTCAATTACTTTTATCTTAACAATCTGTGGTTTAAATAAAGGTTTAGCAACCTTAACAGGATCGCCTAACTTTTCAAACCATTGATTTAGTATATCCTCTTTATCTTCAGACCACTTGACCTTAGGAATCCTGTTATATATTTTTTGTATATCAATACCTTTCATATCAAGCGGTACTTTATAACCCAAAACTCCATCCTTAATGTAATCAAAGCCCGGAATATCTGTTACAATGACAGGAGTTCCAACTGATAAAGCTTCTCTTACCGCAAGACATAAAGCTTCCGTATCGCTTAATTGTACAAGATAATCAGCATCAGCTATCCAATCAATAACATCATAACAAGGTTTCATTACAATAACTTCGGGATATTCTACACTTAAATCAAATTTATCATTGGTAAATATTTTCCAATCAAACTTAATATTCGCCTCCCTTAAAAGAGCCATAAGTTGATATATTCGGTTCTTACCCTTTTCGATAGACAAACGTGTAGCTGATACCAAATGTAATACTTTATTTGGCTTAAAATCTGGTTGAAGTGTTCCCTCAATCACATCACATTTACACTTAAATAAATCAGCAAACGAATCTCTTGCAAACTTATTGATACATATAAACTCATGCCCGATATGGAAACTTGGTTTCACATTTGCTATTCTCATATAATCCTTATAATCACAATGTATGATTGAATATGTTTTCTTGGCCTTAATATTCTGAGGATAATCAACCCAAGAAGCCGTGTTATTTACGGCAACATCACACACATATTCTTTCTTAGGATCAAGCTTTTCTAAATGTGCATACGGAAATAAATGAGCCGCCTGATCCGTATCTATTTCTTCATAAAGGACAGTAATATCATAATAGTCCCTCAACGAATAACAAAAATTATAAAGAAAGGTTTCAACTCCACCAATCTTATATATCTTTCTGTGAAATAATATTATTTTTTTCTGTTTCATCCTTTTTATCCTCGTTAATCCATAAAACTCTTAAAACTGCCTCAACAGTATCATCTATATCTTTTATTGTTACGTTTTTAGATAATGAAAATCTCACAGCATTACGAGCCGTTTCTTCTGTATATCCCATTGCTAACACAACGTGTGACGGCTCTGCTTTAGCACAAGCTGATCCCGCAGACGCCATAATCCCAAATTCATTAAGCTTTGCTACCATTGGTCTATCAAATGACATATAAACATTATTAGGCAATCGCTTTTGTGTAGAGCCAAGTATCCGACCATAAGGTTGAAGTCGATGCATAAGCATATCCCTCATATCTTTCATTTTTGTATTATCTCTATCAAGGGTTTCAAAAGCTGTCTTAAGACAAGCAATTCCTAACACGTTTTCTGTCCCACCAACTAATCCTTGTTCTCCGAATATCACAGGATCAATCTCAATACCATGCTTAATATATAAAAGACCTGTCCCCTTGATACATCCGATTTTCTGACCGGACATACTAAATGCATCAACATAAGACAAGTCGATAGGATAGTAAGGTATATATTGAGTTACATCACTATGATAAATACCGCCATATATGTGAACAAGTTTACTTATCGTGACATAATCCTGAATAACACCACACTCACCGTTAGCCATTTGAATAGAGCATAAAAATTCTCTTTCATCTTTTTTCATTTGCCAACATATATTCTCAAGTGCACCCTCACAAATTGTTCCATCTTGATATACAGGAATTTTATATACCTCTCGCCCATGAGCCTTAAGATAGTCAGCAAGTAGCAAAATATCTTTATGTTCAATTTCTGACACCACAAGAGCGGCATTAGGATGCTTATTCATATAACCTTGTATAAATATGTTATTACTCATAGTGGCTCCAGACGTAAACAAAATTTCATCGTCTTTATCCGCACCAAGTAACTGTCTTATAGACTCCCTCGCACCAACCACAACTTTAAATGCCTCACGTCCATATGTGTGAATAGAAGAGGGATTACCATAAGTAAACAGCATATCGCTTAATGTTTTTATAACATCAGGAGAAGGACAAGTTGACGCAGCATTATCAAGATATACCATCATCAATCACAGCCTTTCGTGAGTTTTTCCAATCCTCGTAAATCTTTTTGGTTTCTTCCCGATTGTAATAAAAAACAAGGCACTTATTACCCTTTTCGTTTTGTGTAACCTTAATATCAACAGGATAGAAACCATTCTGCATATAATATATACATTGGTTTAAGTTAAGTAACTTTACGGTTTGAAAATAATCATACTTTCGTCCGGTTACAGTACTCATTCTTAGGAATTTGTCTTCCATTCTCAGCACCACCTTATTTTTCAGCATCTTTTTCTCCCGTCAGTAACGATAATTTAGCAAGATCAAATATCTTATTCTCAAAGTATGATACAAGGTCACGCTCATTAGCAATGTAATCATCTACTGCCATATTAAGCAGAGAAGTATATTCCTTACGTTCATCTTCAGGAATGCTTTGTATCAGTATTTCAAACGCACCAGCTTCTTTAAGAGCATCATATGAAGTAATAAATTCTTCATCAGAAATCTCTATATCTGTATAACTCTTAATAAGATTTACAGCAAATAGTATATATCTTGAAATAGTATTCTGCTTATGTACCGGAACTGATTCGGGGGTTTCCTTATATTCCATTGTTGATTGAGCAAGACTCTGACATTTTGCCATCTTTTCTGCAAACGGCACGTACTTTCTTACAACACGCTTTTTACACTCAGCTCCCTTATCCTTTGCCATCCTAAAATATCCAATAAATTCATCAATTTTCATTATTTTATCTCCTTTTCATCGAAAAAATGTAAAACGGCATAGCCAAGAGCAATGCTGTCTGCAACGTCATCACCCTCGTCTATGCCGAGTTTGTCTTTAATATAATCGATGCTTGCCTGTTTTAATTCGGCTCGCTTCTTCTTACCTTGCTGTATCCCGGCATACTTACGCCATTGTGAGGGCGATATTTCATTATACTCACAATCATGAATAAGACACCAAGTTCGTACCGATCCAAGAATCTCACATAGTTTTCCAACCATATCAACATTTGATCCATGACCTTGGGGATGTTCTATCCATAGTATATTTGGTTTCCATTCATTAAGCAATTCAAAAATCTCTTTAATCATTTCGTTCATACGCTGAAAAGTATCCTTAATATTTGACTTACTTATCAGTTTATGCTTCTTATACTTTCCATTCACAAATAATGTTAATGCACTATTGTTAGTGGAAGTATCACAACTTACAAATTTAGTCATTTGTGTCTCCTTTTAAATCTCTTATCGCATCTTCCTTAGTCATATAGACTTTCAAATTATGAATAAACGGCTCAACCTCATCAATAACATATGAGTTGCCGCCGTTTCTCACATATTCATCATAAGCATACTTAAAGTCCTGCTTATCTTTTTCCAAAATGTATTGGTTACGCCTTGCTTCTTCATAAATTGGATGTATTATGTTTCTTAAAACTACGGTATTAACATTCTTTTGACCTTTCATATATGTTTCTACTGTATTAACAATATTGTCCAATTTCTGTTCGATAGCATCAAGTTTAGTGTCAAGTTCCTCAATGCGTTTACTTTGGCCCGAAATTGTTTCGCTTTCAAGTTCCTTACCACGCCTACGGTCATAATATTTTTTAAACTTTCCTACAACCCATACATAGAATTTTTCGATAAGTACAACTACCGCAGCTAAAAAAGATATAGCCAGTAAGAATGATCCTACGCTATCGGCCTTTGTAATGTAATCGATTATTTCTTTCATTAGTAATCGCCCTCCCATTTAAAGCCAAGTTTTGTTGCGGTATTTTTACCGATAATACCATCAGCTTTTAAACCGTTATCTGTTTGAAATCCCTTAGTAGCGGACTCTGTTTTAGATCCAAATACACCATCAATACTGCCGGGATTATAACCCTTGTCAGCTAAAAGTATTTGAGCATCTTCAACATCATCACCACGCATGTAAGGATTAGCAAGATATAAATCTCTCTTAAGTATAGGCTTGGACGGTTCAGGTGAAGGAGAGTCTGAATACCAATCAGGACGAGCCGCATAGCCCCAACCTCTTTCGGCAATAACTGTCTTAACTACTCCAACATCATGATTTTTAGACTCAACTGCATACTTATTATCAATTGCATATCCAATATGCCATTTATTATCTGAACTACCCATAAACAGATAATCGCCTGCTTTAACATCACTTAAAGCAATCTTTTTACCATGTGCCTCTGTTTCTTTAGTGCCAACTATATATTTCCATATTCCGTTAGCGTTTGTATCTGACTTTAGAAGATTATGAGAGAGCAAGAAGGCTATACCAAGGCCGGAACAATCTTCTCCATGAATGTCAAAAATATTAACACCATTCTTTAATCTTTTTTGTAAAAGAGTTAATACTCGGTCAGTATTATCAAGAGCTGCTTTATCCGTATGATCATCTTTTTCCATGTTACAGAGTTTCGGCATTTGTTCTATGAATAATTCACCATTGCCGCCCCAAACATAAAGGTCGATCCCTACACGGCTCTCAAGATAATCAAGCCATTCTTTAAGAGTTACTGTCTTTGCCATCTTCATCAGCCTCCTTAGTTTCTTTCTTGCCCGCTTGTGTTCCGAAATAGAAAGAAATTATCATAATAAATACTGATAAAAATTCCTGACCACTAACGACTCCTGTTACTGATAAATAAGCAAATACCGCTGTTAACACAAAAGTAACAATACTTTTAACATCAATTAACTTTGCAAGCTTTTTTAACATAACAATCGCTCCTTTCATTATTTTATTTTATTAATTTAGAAAAAGGAGAGCAGTTATCCGCCCTCCTTTTCAAAGTTCAATCATAAAAATATCATCTGTTTAATTCATCCATCATTCTTTCAATGATGTCAGCCTCACGGTCATCTCTGGCATCCTGATACATAGCATTAAGTTTTGCCATCATATCATTATCCCTTGAATAACCTCTTGTTCGAGAACTGTTGCGTCTCATAGACGATCCGTAACGCCTATTCATTCCGGAATATGTTCCGTTAATGTTATAAGTTCCATCTCTTCCCGAACTGCCATTTCCCATATCAGATTGGTCAATCATGAGAATGCTCTTTCTTGTAGAAGCAATAGTATGCGTAAGTTTGTCAAGCATATCAATATCTTCTTTTGAAATAGTACTTTCATCATTGTCCAATTTCTTATTAAGATCATGCAATTCTTTTGTTGCACATTCATAACTGTTTTCTAATTCTTCACATGTATCATACATAAATTCTTATCCTCCTTTCACGCTATCCTATTGATAACAAGGTTTGCATTTTCAACTAATACACTTGTTGCAGGGGTATCGGTAGTATTTGGTGCAACAACATCTACGGACAAATTAAAACAACATCCGCGAGGGACTTGAATTATTGCCGTACTTGTTACATTGCCAAATTGTCCTGCAGCCGCAGGAGTTATTACCGCTCTACTTGTTGGTCTTTCTTCACCATTAGTTGTTATTGCAACTGCAATTGGCACAACTGTTGCTCCAGTTGGCAATGCAATATTAGAATTAAATACAACTTGATATGTAGCGAATTGTGCACAAGGATTATTTACGATACCACGTAGTATAAAGATACCTGTTTCATCCTCATGGTAAACCAACCCACGCTTACAAGGTATGGAAGCAGTGAATACAATTGGAGCATTAAGACTAACACTCTGTTGCGCGTTTGCTAAATATTCAGCCGCCATATCGTAACACCCCCTTACGCACCACATCCACAACCATAAGTGGGATAAGCACAATTAGGATTCTGAACTATATATGCGGGCATAGCCACCGGACGAACATACTGTTCAACCAAAGTTGCTTGTTTTTCCTGTCCGGCAAGAATCTGCTGTGTCTGAAGATTCTGTGAAGATGCGAGTTGTGCCATATTAAGCTGCTGTCTGAGATTTTCATTTTCTCGTCTTTCAGCCTGAAGTTCTTGAGCGCAAAGTTTATCATTAATACCACGAATACCATCAAGAATAGCCTGAGTATTAGCTGTGCTATTTGTAAGCAAATCACGAACTCCAAGGTTAAGGGCATTACGGTCTGCACAACCCTCTGTTGCAATATTATATTTAAGGTCAGCAATTGACGCTCTGTTTTCGCAACAACAATTTTGTAAAGCTGTCGCAATATTATTCATCTGACCTGTGACAGCAGTAACATCAGCAAACCTCTGATTCATTGATGCTATCTGATTTTCATATGCTGTCTGCATCTGATTCATAGCTCTATTACAACCGGCTACTTCTGCATTTGCGAAGCCATTTGTAAGAGAACTCTGAATACCACTAAGCTGTCCTGTAAGAGCAGCCTGATTAAACCCTGCTTGAACACCTTCATCAGTTCTCTGTGAAGCTGCTAATAGCCAAGGGTTTGCCCCATTGTTACTATTGTTTCCCCATCCATTTCCACCAAACATTCCAAAGATAAGGAACAGTATAATCCATGATCCCCAATCTCCACCGAGACCGCTTCCACCATTGCCATACATAGGTGTTACTGGCATAATCATGCCTTCATTTCCATTAGTTATCATATACTTTCTCCTTTATGATTATTATATTTATGCAAAATATCCTAACCATCTTTTCAGTTGCGCGCTTACCAATCCGATAATCAGAATATTGAACATACTATTTCTGATACGGATTTTGTGGTATTAAACCACTATTCATCAAGCCTTTATATTGTGAATATGCTTGATTATATTGTTCTTGAGTAAGCTTCCCACTGCGGAGAAGATAATTAATCATGTCATCTGGGTTAGTTATATTATTAGGTATATTGACACCCTTACCAGCCCATGCCTGAAATGGGTTCTTTAAAAAAGACATCAATCCTTCAAACACTATCTACCACCGCCTTTCTTGTCAAACTTAGGCTTATTAGTGGTAAACTGTTCAAAGAGTTTCTTTAACTCTGCGATATCATTCTTTAAGCAATCCACTTCATTTTCTAATCGACTTGGTTCTTCCATTTTTTGAGGTTGTGGTTGAACCTGTTCTTCTTTCTTAAATACTGAAAATACATAACTTTCATTAGGTGCAAAACCTAACGATTTCGTATAAAAATACGTCCCATTTTGATCTTCAAACACCAAATGATTACCCGGTGCTATAGGCCATACTTCAGCCTCATGTCTATCTTTTACATAATTATAATTATATGTAGAAGCATAAACTTGATTTAACTGTTCCTGTCTTTGTTGCGCCTGATAATTCTGATATGGCATTGGTTGTTGATAATATTGATACACTAATCATCTTCCTTTCTGAAATAAAATAATACTGTCCGGTCACCACTATCCCATGTGTCAATATAAAAACCATCAACTACGGCAACTGCGTGCTGACCATCGCCCAAAATATATTTTCCATACTTATGATCTCTTGCAAATTGTCTAACAGTATAACATAATGGACAAGTGTTAGGCAGAATATGTCTTGAAAAACCATGAGATAGAAGATAAGATCCCCACACAACATTTGCATTTGGCATATCTTTCTCGGTATAACCTTCAGCCATTAATTCTAAATATACCTCATCCCAGTCCTTTCCTGTTACCGTAACAGTTGCTCGAATAACACAATCATCAACATTTTTGTTGTATGGGTTAAAGTTCTTTTGTATAAATCCCATATTAAACTCCGTTCTAATGCTCCCTAAGGTAGTAGCACACCACCACCTTAGACAACATAATACAAAACATAATGACAACCCGAATCATTTACTCGGACGATCGTTATGTAATCTATTCGGTTTCAAATAATGCATATCATAATAAGACTTTGCAGCCATTCGTATAAGCTCGTCCTCATCAGACATACATTTTAATACTTCATCTAAAGGAACTAATTTCCATTCATCTTTCTTATCCATTCCTTTTTCTCCAATACAAAAAGGGCGATAAACAAATACCGCCCTAAAAATTATTTTTCTGTTTTCTTAACCACAGGTTTCTTTTCTTCAGGCTTTTCTTTCAGTTTCTTTACAGCTACCAAAAGGTCGGGATTAGTAACCTTGTTAAGATCAATACCCTTAAGCATTTCGTTTGCCTGTTCTTTAGTTATATAACCAAACCAAAAAGGATTAAGAGTATCAAAGATTTTTTTACAATCTTCACTATCATACTCATTCATCCAATCAGGAGCGCCAATAAAATCAGCGCAATTGGGGCAATAACGATACTCTTTACCACAGGTATAACATATTTTATTATTTTCAGCCATCGTAATTCCTCCATGTAATCAAAAATAAAGGGTGTCAAAAGACACCCTTTTATAACCTGTCAAAATTACGAATTTACGACTACTGCGGTTGTAACTGCGTTCTCGAGCGGGAAGTATACTGTGAAGAGAACAGGATCGGTTGCACAGTAGTTAACGTTAATGTTACCATTGAATGACATATTCTGCTCATCAGAATTGAAACTAAGAGTAGTTTCAGGTGAAGGAGAGAATGAAGGTATATTAACGTAGCAAGCACGAGGCGTATCGTTACAAGGATCAATGTATGAGCAGTAGAAAGTAAGATCCTGAGCAACAGGGAACTTGTTTGCAAGATTCTCCATCTTGAAGCCCTCTGTTCTACTTCTTGTATACATTACAAAGTAAGAGAGAGGCTTGCCTGTTCCAGAAGCCGGAACGGTGATCTTCTTATTGGTAGCATCATACAGATATGTATAAGTGCCAGTAGACTCATCATATGTAGGATCGCCAGTAGTAATCTTTGTAAGATCCTCACCGTTGATACCGTTTGCAAACAGAGCCTTAACCTTGATAGTTGTAGCATCAACGTTTGCATCAAGAGTATAAGCTGCAGAGCCAGCACCGATAAGTTCGATACGAGGCATGTTGATAGGTGCAGTAGAAGTAGCAACCTTAATATCTGAACCGGAAGCGTTGTTCATAATCATAGGGTTAAGGAATGCATTCTCGGCATTAACAGTACCCTGCTTAGACTTATAAATACGTCTTACAATGTTACCCTTCTTATCCGTGATATCAGAACTCTCAGAAGTAATCTCGATAGATGCATTCTGAAGCTGATCAAGGGTATAAAGGATATTGCCACTAAAGTCTCTACTGATACCATAAAGGATTTCATCAATAGCAATATTGCCTAATTTAATAGCCATTATTATTTCCTCCTTATGTGAAATAAAATAAGAGGAACTTATGCGTCCCTCATGAAGTTAAATTGTTCTTTATCAATTTTGGATGAATCTATCATCCCTGAGTAACTGCCCTTAAGTAGAGCAGTAGTATTCTCGTATATCTGCAATCGCTTGACACTATCATAGAACTCACATATATTTACGTGTCGAAGCTCCATAGGTCTGTACTTAAATCCGGGGTGGTTTACGCAAGCGGAGATTAACGGAAGAATAGAAGTGTTTTCCTCTTTTTTCTTCGTTTTCTGTGCAATCTCTAATGCTCGTTGATCCTTATGAAGATACCATTGCTTTAACACAGGATCATCCGTAATCTTTTCATCAGGATACATATTAAATACAGCTCTAAGATATTGTGCAAAATGCTGATATACTTCTTCGTTTATCTCAATATTATCTTCTTTATCCCATAAAACTACTGTTTCAGCCTGATCGGGTAATTGCTTTTTATAAAGCACGAACTTCTTAAAGTCCAAATCCCCGAACATTAACTTTGAAGCCTCACTATCAATTTGAGGATAGAGCATACAAAACAATTCAAAATCACTAAGCGTGTTCCAATCCAATTTCAATTCGTCCAACATAAGGCGATAAGAGGTAGTATTGGTTACGAAAATTCCTAGTGTGCTGTAGAATTTTTTCTCACCAAGTTCCATAATGTCACCTACCGTGGGAATCTCAACTGTAATAGAACCTTGTGCTGATTCTAAATCAATAACGTATGGTTTCCCGAAATACATCTGAAGCTTATCAAACTCAAATTGCTGATAACGATATTTCCGTTTAATACTAATCTGTTTGCCATCTATAACTTCCCTACTCAATAAACCACATCCTTATTAGCAGTATCGGAAATATATTCGCCATGCGGCCTTAAAGCAGTCTTAACAATGTTGTTGTCGGTAATCTGCTCAAAAACCAAAGTACGGCAAGCATACTTAATATCAACGGTTGATGCTTGGTCAGAGATAAGATGTATCTGCTTACCAAAATAATTTGTCCAATCAAACTTATTTAAGATTAGCGCAGCAAGCAAGTCATGTTTGGCTATACCCGTATCTGCATCTTTAATAAGCTTTTGCTCCGAGATAAGATAGAAGATTATATTTAGATTCTTTCTTGTACTGTTGGTGTCATAACGCCTTTTTTCATATGACGTTTCAAAACAAATAAAGTTAGAAGCCTCTGATTGGCTAGGTGAGATAAGATAATACGGTAAGATATTGACACCAAAATATGCATCCGCATTCGTCATATCATCCTCAACCAATGGCTCCAGCTCTTTGTTATCAAGCACATGAAGTATATATTTATCGCCAAGAAGAACTTCCTTTATCTTCTCCTTAACTTTGACATCATCACAGTCAGGGTTATTTTTAAAGACAAGTAGTCGTTCTCTATCAGCATCTGTCCATGTCATAATAATCCCTCCTTATAATGCCACTACTGATATATCAAACTCTGTTGTGATGGGTTCAACTTCAGTAGTTATATACTTTACTGTCATTACTTTATTTATCCATAAACCATTATTAGGTAACTTAACCTTAATTTGGTTTGCACTAATACCTGAAGTTGATATAGTCGGCTCTATTTCTGCGCCATCTATCCAAAAGCTCCAAGCTCCCTCTTTAAACGGTAGAGGTATACCTTCCTCATCATAAAAGTCAATTGTAAACTTCTTATAACTTCCCCCGACTTTAATCTCCTGTGTTCCAGTACACAAAATAACCCCCGTTGTGGGAGTAGGAGAGGGGTTATACTGTTCGGGTGTAACAGGCTTCTCATAATAATCAGCCCATAACCCAACTACGTTTCCATGTTCGTCTTTCTCTATATAATCCTTGTCAGGATCAAAATGATCTTGAGCAAGTGTTATTAAAGCACATCCGGGCAAATCCGTTCGGTTAACTTTAGAAACGTGCCATGCTCGACACTCTTTCTGATCAACATTTGCATCTATTAAAAAGCGTTTATTATACCATATTGCTTCTGTTAAACGTGAGAGCGGAACTATGAACTGTTGTTGATCTTCAACAGATTCTACTTTGTACTTAATCCATAGGCCACTATTGTACGAATTTTGGCTTCTCAAACAAACTGGTATTTTATACATAACGCTATCGATAATAGCATCAAGTACATAATCGCACCTTAATATTTCGAAATTAGGAAACTGTGGATCATTAATATTTGCAGTGGCGCATACAAGCCAACGATTCCAAATGCCATCACGATTTTGTATATCTACATATAATCCAACCGGGTATTCCGCAGAATAACGGCTCCTAAAGTATTCATCATAATAATCCACTACGCATTTTTGATTTGGACGCATCTGCAAATGATATGTGATAGCGTCCTTAGCTAAAGTCTGTTTTGACGCAACGATATATTTGATATCCATAGGAATCTTATATTCATCCTGTTCCGGATGAAGATCGACAAGCTGAGTATAATGGGTGTCATGATTCCAATCATAGAAGTACCCAATCCGACTTTCAATCTCGTTGTCCCATGTATATTCCTCAATCATATCTGATTGCATCTTATGAACATTTCCGATATGTTTCTCACCCAATATCCTTGGGTAACTCCGCAGAGTTATCATGTTGTCGCCCACCTCCTATTTTGTCAATGATGTTATGGGCTTCAAATATATTCTTGCGGAACAACTTGAAGTTACAATCTTTCTTCTTAAATTCGTCAAGCGTTTCCTGCAACTTGATTAACAGCGATATAACAAGAGGATCATATTCAAATATCTCATTAAGACTGCCAATATAACGCAGTACGGTATCAAAATAATTTAAGATTACGTCATAATCATAGTCTTTTTCTTTATAGATTAATAACCAATGAACCTTTTTATGTAATATCACCTTATGCTCTTCGAATTGCTTTTCTGTAAAATTTCCATACTTACCTTTAATCATGATTCTCCCTCCACATAAGCATTATTATAGGAGCCATGATCTCTGATAAAACCGAATAGGTCACTTTTACTTTGCTGTGTCATAGCATGAAGCTGATCCATATGATTGGCTTGTGAAAAATACTTCTTTTCTCCGCTTCCAAAATATTGTGCTGTGTTTAATAGCGAATTGTATTTCTCACTTGACCACTTCCATGCGACACCTATACCAAACACTTCAGCAACAAAATCCTTATCGGAATCTTCGTCTTTTAAAGAGTTCTTTAACTCAAAAGATATCGTTTCAATATTCTTATCAAACGACAGAGATGTAAAAAGTTTACGCACTCTGGGATTTGATTTGACCGATATCAACCATTCGTTCAACTTCTGCCTTGCCTCTACCTCATCGACCATTACTAAATCATACGCTTGAACTTGAGCCAAGAATCGTGAGAAGGCGGCATCATAATTGACAGAGAGCATAACTTACACCATCCTTTACGCATCTGCATAACAGTTAAACAGATCTGTCCCCAAAATTTCATCAAGAGCTTTAATCTTTGTAATACTATCAAGCGTTTTATCCTGCACTTTTTGAGCCGCAATAGATTTCAAACTATTTTGAATGCCCTTAGGAAGCTTTCTGACAGTACGTTCAAAAGAAATATTGTCAAGATTAAACATCTTATCAATGTCTTCTTGTGACAATACATTTGCATAAACCTCTGCAATATTTTTGTTTTCCGGAAGATTTACAAACTCCTCATCCTCAATAATAAAAAGAGGATCAAAGATATAACGGCTCTTACTATACTGAGCGGCCTTAAGATCCTGATACTCAACAGGAGTCTGATCTCCATAATTAGCCCATGTATAATATCTTCTTGTCTTGCCACCAATCATTATTAATTCGCCTGCAGTACAAGAAGTAGTCATAATCTCTTCATCCGGTGCATATTTTTTCTTTTCAATTTTTTCAACTTCTACTTTAGGTTCAACAACCTTTTTAACTGTATTTTTTGTCTGCTTAATTGCCATCGTTTTATTCTCCTTTTATTCTTCTAAAAAAGAGAGGACGGATGTCTTACCCGTCACTCTCTGAAATGGACATTTTATCAGCCACTAATGCTTGAAGTAATATTCCAAATACCAAACAGTCTGCTGATAATTACGCCGATACCCATCTTAACCTGATAGCTGTAATCGATTGTGTTATCAGTATTCTGACTGCCATTGCCTTCCTTAATCTCAGGATCGCCCTCATAGAACACCTTAATAAACTTGTTATCTGCAACAGGCATAATCCAAAGCTTATCATTTGCAACAAGTCTTGTAGTAGTATCATTGTCAGCAAATACCTGAGGTATTTCTGCAAGACGAACACCTTCGAACAAGCCTACACGTCCGGTTGTATATCTCTCTTCCTTTTCTTTCTCACTGATCCAAGAAGTCTCCTTAAGATTTGCAAGCTTAGAAAGAGCAACCTTTGTACCCATAATTACAACATCAGTTCCGTTTACGGTCTTAACATCGTCAATAAGCTGAACAAGAGTATCCTTTGTAGCGTCAGAAAGAGGGCCTGTCTTAACCCACTGTCCGCCTGCCGGAAGAGAAGAACCTACAGTACTAAGAGTAGCATAGATCATTCCAGTAAATTTCTTGTCAAATGCCTCATAAACCTTCTGTACGAATGAAGCCCAATCAACCTTTCCTGCAAGGAAACGCTCAAGCTCCACATAGATACCTGCGGCATATTTATTTACCTTTACAGAGAAAGACTGACCTTCGCCCAGTCTCTGCCTATAAATGTTAGTATGATCGTTCGATACCTCAGATACAGAAAGAATAACTTTATCAGGTGTATAGAACTCGTTTGTATCACCAAGTGCAGCGTTCTTTACCTCAACAAATTCATTGAAGAAAGGATTCTCGCCCCAACCGGTAACGATAAGCTTATCAACGATATCTTCAGTTACTTCGAATATATCAATTTTCTTTCTCCTAAAAGCACGTCTAAGTTCCTTACCCTTTGTTCCTACAGGGACATCAAGTACTTCGAAGAACTTTTCACGAATTTTATCGTTTGCTTCATTAACAGAAACTTCCTTACCTTCGGTATTGAAAATTCTGCGTCCAAGACCAAGGTCAGTAGTTAACTGAGTAAATGCTTCAAATGTGAATTTTGCATCACGCTCAAAAACTTCAGCAGTATGCTGATTTGTAAAACTCATCTTTGCCATTATATTATCCTCCTTTCTTAGATTACTGTACCTCTACCTGATACTTTGAAGTGTCAACAGATACAGAAGCCTCAACAGTAGGGGTTCCATCAAAGCCCTCTTCTGAAAGCTCAAATACATCACCCGGGAACAGAGGATATGCACGTACAATGTCACCATTTGCATTGTAGAATGTGCTTTCTGCACTCATAGGTGTAGTCCAATCGTAATATGTAGTAGGTGTGGTAAGTACAAGATAAGCGTTAGCTGCAGTAAGAACTTGTACATAGAAATTGCCGTTAGGTGCTTTCTCCTTTAAAATCTTACCTGTAAAAGTAGTAGGTACAGCCATAGCATAAACCTGACCACTGATATTTGCACCTTTACCAATTATGGAACCATTATCAAGGTCTTTTGTGATCTTGATGTCAACAGTGCCATGTCCACCGAATCCCTTAGTAGCAGTAAGACTTGTGCTACCAGCTACGGCGTGTTTTACAATATTAATAACACTCTGTGCCATCGTATATTCCTCCTCAATCAAAAATACCGCCATAAGCGGGAGTAGTTGTGTTGTCATCACTCTTCATCATTTCAAGATGAATCACAGGCTTAAAGCCTGTTTCAGCTTTCTTCTCAAAGCTGAACTGTTTGCCCTGACGAGCATACTTGCCAACAATTGCGTCAGCCTTTTCAATAATCTGTTCTTTTGAATACTTATCAATCTCATCAACTAATGTCTTATATTCATCAGTTTCTTTAATTGAAGCATATTCAGCCATAACCGCCATTCTCTCATTATGAGCAATCTCAAACTCTTTATTAGCCTTATATTGCTTAAGTTCGGCACACTCGGCCTTAACAGCCTCGAACTCAGCCTTTTCGGCTTCAAGTTTGTCTATCTGCTCTTGAGTAAGATACTTTGCAAATATTTCAACACGTTCACCATCAAGAGCAAAATTATCGCCCTCACGAGTAAACTTTTGACGGTAATGCTTATCTGTAAAATAACCATGCATTTCGGTATATCCATCTTCCTCAAAAGTGTTTGTGAAGAAATAATCTTCATCACCATATGCAGTATTAACCAACTGGAATATCGCATACTCTTTATCAGAAAGGCTTAACCCAAACTCCTTACGGTCAACAATATCGCCTTTGCCATCAACAATAGCAAAAACCCTTTTCCCGGCATTAATATCGCATTCTGTTGATTCAGGCTCCGGCTGACTTTCTAATTCAAATGTCTCTGTAAACATCTGTTCAAGATCTTCATCCGAAAGTCCTTCGTATTCAAAAGTTATATCTTCAGCAGTCTTTCCGTACTTCTGAAGTAATTCTTCAAACTTGGTCACAGCCGTTCCTCCTTTCTCCAATTTTTGGTAATTGGAGAGTGTATTATTCAGCTTCTCCAAAATCTCAATTAATTTGTCATCTTTAGAAAACTCAGCCTTAATATCATCAAGGCCAAATTCACTACCAGCCATACCCGGCTGTTTATCAGCACCAAGCAATGTTAAGCCAGACACATAATAGTCATCCAAATTAACAACTTTATTCTTTGCATCATAAGAGTATGCTCTTATTGAAAGTTCTACAGAACAATCAACATCGCCTCGTCTATCAAGGATTTCCATAACATCGCTACAATACTCTGCAAATATATATCCTTTTGTAATAGCTCTGTTAACCTTTGCATCTTCATCATATTCAGATGATGCTCTTACGATTGCGCCAACAGGTCTTTCATCATAGACAACTTTTTTCTGACCATCTTCCTCAACAACATGATAATCATGTGCGCCAAAATCAAGCTCGCCATCTTCATTTTGTACAACGTGTGCAAGAATAGGACGATAGTTAGCGGACGGAAGATTCTTTTGGAATATGTCTTCCTCAATATTGCTTTGATTGAGATTTACATGGTCATGGAATGCTTTAGCCGTAAAAGGTGCTAATCCTTCTAAATGTTGATTATCATCTTCCTCTTCTTTACTAAAAGTAGCAGGCATTTCGATAACTATCTCATGACCATCTTTATGGCTGTCGAAGCTGTAGAGTTTATTTTGCTCACAAAATGTAAGCAGGTCTTCTACTGTAAGAATCTTTTTGGCCATATGTAAATTCCTCCAATTAAAAAACACCTGCATTACAATTCTGCAAGTGTCGTTTCTTTAACTTGTTTGATACCATTCTCGTCAAAATACTGTCCGATCTTATCATCGGCAGATATATCAGTATACAGATTTACCATATCAGCAGATTCCCAACCAATAAGTTCCTGAACAACATCTGTAGGAATATTGTTCTTTCTGAACTCTGTTGTTGCATAATGTCTTATACTATGCCAATAAAAATCCCTGCCTGTTAATTTAGTAAACCATTCAGCCCACGTATCAAAGGTATCAACTGATACGTGTTCATTCATATCTGTAAGTTTAGGAAAGAGCCATTCGCTCTCTATACCTTTTTCCTTACGCTCATCCATCCATAATTTTAAATATGGATCGAAAGATTTTTTTAATACATAAAGATATAAAAGTTTTCCGTTAACGCCTCTGCCTTTAGTAACAACCTTTTCGGGCGTTTTATATAAAGAACCATGAATCACATTATCATCTGTGAAATATGAAACCTTAAACCTTGTCAGTTCCGACTTTCTTCGGGCAGAACTCATTGCAAGGCTTAAAGCACACGCAGCCTCATACTTCTTTGACTCAACAAGCTTATCAAGCAATTGCTGAAGTTCTTCAGGTTCAAACACGGTTTTTTCACGCACCGGAGTATCAACCGGAGATTCTATCTTTCTTATTACAGAACGATAGTCTTTAAATTCCTCTTCCTCATCCAATATGTTTTCAATAAAGTTTGAAAGAGAGGAGAGCGTTGCCTTAACACGTCGGATTCTTTTAGGACTCCATTGCCATTCATTTAAAGCATTATTCTGAAATTTTGCAAACTCTCTTTTAGTAATCTTGATAAATGGTTTATTATCATTATAGTCAAAATTCCAACAAAAGAATATATTCAGGTCATTACCATATTGATCAATGGTAGTCGCAGCTTTACCGACAGATTTTAAATATTCAGTAAATTCCTTTTTTAGAAATTTATTTTGAGCATCAATCTTATCTAAAGAATCTTTAGAACAGATTGTATTATAAACTGTTGTTCTTGCCATCCTTATATCACCCCTTATCTCGGCTTTTATCACCTTCATCAGAGAGATCTTCAGGATTCGTTACAGTAGGTCTGCCCGCATCTTCACTACTTTGTGTATTAGCACTCTGAGGTGGCTTAAACAGATTATTGATATCAAGCATATCATTAAGCCTCGCCATTGAAACACTTTCAACTTCACTAAATCCATTTAAGATATTAATAGTTAACGGAACAGGCGCACCATATTGATAATCTTTCTGTAGACTCTCTTTATACAGATTCTTTGTATAAGGAGATATTGGCAGAAGTTTAATCCTACAATTATTCTTTTTCTCGAAATTAACCAAACGGTTAAGATTATTCTCAACCTGTGGTCTTATCAATCTTGCGCCATATTCAGTATCAGATATAAGAACACTAAGCCATCCGATAGTTGTTGAAATATTCAAGCTGTTAAGTATTTGTGCGCCACCCGAACTATTATATAAATTCTTTGTTGCATTCTCAATAATATTAACATCAGCAGCTTGATCCTTCTCAAAAGCTATAGGCTCAATCTTTACCGGGCTTATAAACGCACCAACATATTTAGGTAACGCTTCGCAAGCCCTATCATAATATTCATTGACTGTAGCCATATCAACCTTAAAGTCATCCGGCTCATCACCTTTGGTATCATTGAAGAAGTTCAAAAGCTTATAAACCGAAGCTTCATCTTTATCTGCCTGCAAATCTTCTGTATCAGCAAGATTAATAATACTGTTAAATAACGGTACATAGGGTGGGAGAGGCATAGTAGGATCATCAATATTAACTTTGATAACATACGCCCTATCGTCATCCATGTGCATCCAACGGTTATTACGAGTATCCTTTTGGTACTCATTATACAAACGAGTAAAAGGTTCGCCATACATCTCAAGCAAATCTTGTCGAGAATCAAAGTATGACATATCCATAGCAAAACCTAATGTTCCGTCAGCGTATATTGTATCAACATATGCATAATTATACGGAATAGGCAATATGAATATACCTTCGTCATCTGAATACCATACACCAAATGCTGTATCTTCACGCCATGCTATAATTGACATCTTGGTTATCTCGGCCTGAATATTAGAACGTTCCAAAATATTACAAGTTGCCCAATAATCTTTTAGCGTCTTAGCTTTATCTTTACTTTTCTTTGTCATATCCATGATAGGAATAACCTGACGTAAATTAACATCAACCATCTGTGCGTTATAATGTATAAGCTTCTTATACGGATGTGATCTCGTATATAAAAAACGGCTTAACTCTATAAGCTGTTTATAGTTAGCCGCCGGATTCTTAAGATACTGTCTTAACTTCTCTCTGTTAAAAGTTGTATAAGTTCGGGTTTCCGCTTTCTTGGGATCCCAAACCCTCATTGCTTCTTGTGTCTTTGCGAAATTTTCGATAGCGGTATGATTTTTATTATACCACTCTCTTAATTCAGTTACGGAAGTGCCCGACTTGGCACTGTTTTGTTTTGTTGCCATTTACGGCTCCTCCTTTATGCCAGTAAACCATATCGTCTTAACTGCGGCTTACGTATTTTGAATTTATCAACGATGTTACCTGTGTTTTGATTTTTAGGTTTAAGGTTTTTGCTCAACTCTTGTATAACCCAATAACCATATTCAAATGAAGAATATCTATCCTTACGCATTCCTGTCTTTTCGTGAACTTTAATAAGATTATTAGACATCTCATGTTCAAGGTTAATCATCTCATTTATAAGAAATGTAGTCTGAATATACGGAAGTTTAATTTGCGTCTGCATATTATCTGTTAACTTTTTATAATGATTAATCATACTTGGCAATTGTGACTCAATAGTATCTTCACTCTTTAATAAGTTAACATATCCATTTTGGATACCATTTCTAAGTGCAAGCAACATAGCACTATTTGATTGTGCCGTTGCTTTGATTGCCCAAATTGCCTTTGCTGCACCTTTTACCTTACAACGTTCTGCCATTTCTGCATTATTGCAACAACTAAGAGCAGGATATGTTGTTCCATACATAGGATCATATCTGTCCGTCATAAGAAAATCATATACACCGCTTCCCGCACCTACACAATCCAGTGCAATATAATCACAATTATATTGATAATAAAATCGCATAATCAATAATCCCAACTCATCAGTAATTAATCCTTCTTGTGTTTCAATATATACAATATTATCCATATATCTATGTGAACTTGTAGGTATTGCTGAATGAATAATAAGTGCAGAAGCATCATTATCGTGTTTTCGTGATGCCATAAGAGCAACGTCCACAGATAACACTCTTAGTTCGCCCTTTTTCTTTTCGGGAATCTTTACGTTATTAATACGATAGTATTCAAGTGGTAGAAGAGCATCGTTTAAAATTCTTCGCTCATCCATCATTTTATAAGTGAACAATGCATCTTCAGCACTACCGTAAAACAGGCCAAGTCTTTCCATAGCGTAATTTACTTCGTTGAAAGTTACATCAGCCATTTCGTTTTCTATTGTTTGTCGCATTAATAATCCTTCTCTAATTGAAAGCATATACGGCAAATCACACACAAAAAATTTTAAATTAGGATCAAGCATATTAGCAAAATATGATTTTACTTTTTCAAACATTTCCGATTGTGCATAAAAGGCTGAAGACATATGTATTTCTTTATTGACTTCTTGTAAATGAGCATATTCCGGCTTATCAAGATATCCGGGTTGTCTTGGCGTGCCACACATAGGTCGTAATGCACTTGCAACAATTCTATCAGGAACCATTCTAGACTCATCAATAATTAAAATATTTGCTCGTCCGCCTCTTGCCGAATCCGATGCAACAACAACTTCAATACTTGAACCACACTTAAATTCTATCAGACAATTATTATCACCTGTCGAAAATCTTTTTATCTCTGCACAAAGTAATGGACTTTCATGCATAAGCTCATCGGTAATTTTTTTAACTACAAACTTTGCCTGTTTGAAAGTTGCACTCGCAACCTTTATTTTTGTCTTTGGAAATAACAAACATCTAATAACACAAAAAATAGCTACTAAATATGTTTTTCCTTGAGATCTTGCGGCGACATAATAAAAATTATCAAAATGCATCATGCACCACAATAATATTTTTTGAAACCACTTCAGTTTTATATTTAAATAATCAGCAGCAAATCTTTGTGGATTTGCTCTATAATATGCCGCTCTCCATGCAATAGTGTTCATAATCTTTGTCGTTTTATCTTCTTGCAATTGGCGATCTGACTTTTTTACAGTCATTATTAATCACCTTCCTTACCAAAGATACGAGCGTAATTATCTTCGTTTAACGCTTCAGTTGTTTCACTAAGCGGTTGAACTTCAAGTTGTCTAGCCTCTTTTTCATATTCTGCTGTATAAACATTTTTAATTCCTAAAGCTAAAGCAATCCAACCAAAGAATACCTTTAATAAATGCCATATACCATCCACATCTTTAAATTCAGGATCAGCTTCCGGCACAGGTTTAGTATCCTCCCATTGCTCTAACAATTCTGAAAACGTATAAGCATCGCTAATACCATTGCCAACATTTTGTTTTGGTTGAAGTTTTGCACTTGCCATAAATGAATCAAGAGCCGCCAACTTCTTGGTAACGTCTTTGCCAGCTTTTCTGTCTTTATCTATCTCAAGCAACTGCTGACATATTTGAGTAACATATATTTCTTGTGACTTACTATCAACCTGAGTCCTTGCTCTAAAATCATCAAACTGATCTTGAAGAAACAAGTAGTCACCCTCAGTATATCCTGCGCCAAAAAGCTTCTTTATTTCACGCCTTGCTTTGCGATTAGTTTCAAATTCATACCCAAGATCATTTTCACTGCCAAATGAACTATCTGAAAAACGCATCTGTTTAAACTGCGGTAAACTTAATACCGAAGCTAACATTTGCTGATAGGCAGTTTTACCTCTTGAGACTTCACTATTTTTTATACTATCAAGACAAGTCTTATACATCTCTTCAAAAAATGGAATATCAAGCATACTGAATACACGAATAGTTTTTGTACGATTATCAATCCTTCGCTTAACCTTAGCATCATAATCCGTTGCTAAATCTAATAAACACTCTTTACATATTGGGAAGAACCCCATAGAGAAATTCTCATTCTTATAAAACTTGTCAACGTTATACCATTCTCCACATACGGGACAACGATATATTTCCCCCTGCAAAATTGAAGTCATCTGATGAGCCAACTCAATATAATTCTTACGAGCTGATTCAACACCCAATCTCTTTACAGAGGAGTCCGGTTTTGGAAGCAATAACTTCAATCTTCTCACTCCTTTTAATTCAATTTAAAAAGGGTAGGAGAGCACCTACCCTTTAACGGATAACAAATTCGGTGGTTATCCTCACCGTTAAAATATAAGCCGAGCGATCAACTTCGGCGTGAAGGGTTTACGCTTAAACCCTTGTTGTCTTAACTTACTTTAACAGGTGGTTCTTCACCATGTCTTAACCAATAATAACCACCTGAAATTATATTTCTATTATTTAAACAATAATACAAAGAACGCATATTGTTTTCTTCACAAGCTTGTTTTTTAGAATCATATGATTTAATAAATTTCCAATTCAAATCGTATTGATCAACTGGTTGTGTACATGCCAATTTAGTAGTATATTCATCGAATGGGTGATTATGTAATCTCCAAATATACCCATTAGCAATTCTTTTATCACCGTGGCATACAGCAGATATTAATTTATAACTTATCCCAGTTTCTTGATTTGCAAAACGAGCGCTTTTAAATGTTTTAATATATTGGCCATCTTCGGTATACATATCTACAGGAACATTATATCCCCCTTTTAATTGTCTCCCTGAAGATTTTTTCCACTCTAATCCATCAGTAACACTTACCCATGTTTTACGAGTTCTAATATCGTTAATAGTACGAGTGGATACATTATATTTTTGAGCAATATTTTCATCATAATCACCATTTTGAAAAGCTTTAACAATTTCTAAAACTTGTTGATTTGTTAATTTAGCATTGTGAGCATCTTCGCCTTTAGATGAAATTTCTTTAAAACGTTTACTTCGTTTTTCTTTAGATTTAATCAATTGTTCTTCTGTATAATTAATTAACGTATTTCCACCCGTTCCACCAATAGTTTTATTATATCCAAAATTGCTATTAGTAGTATTAAATTGATTTATCCAATATTGTTCTTGTATGTTTAAAAAAGATTGTTCGCATTCTTCAACAATATAAAAAGAAAAATTATTTTCTCCATATTTCTTCCATGACCTAATAAAATGTGTATTTTCTTGTTTTTCGTTTCCAGTATTTAAATAATGTTTATGACTTTCCCAACGTTTATATATGTCAACACTTTGTCCGATATATTTTTTACCATTTATTATGTTTTCAATACAATAAATTCCACATATTTTATCACTCATTTACAACCACGCCTTTCTACAATAAAATAAGTGGACTACCTATTGGCAGTCCACTCTGTTAAGTATTTATCAAGTTTTTTATCTTTGATATATATCCAAAACAATTTTTGATTATTTGGATTTAAAGCTGCTATTTTATATTTCACGCCATGTTGATATAAAAAGTTTCTTAAATTAAGAGAATAACAGCAATATATTATTTCTTCACCCAAAATAATCACCTCACTCATGATAATTCAACATTAAATATTGAATCAATTTCACCTTCATTGTCTGTAACAATAATCGTTTGGTTTGCACGACCTGTTAATCTTTTTTGTATACAATAGTCATCACCAGATCCTGCTAAAGAACCGGACTGAATAACTTTTAAACCTTGTACTTCTTTATACATAGGGCTATGTTTATGCCCACAAAGAATTGCATACGGAAAACTACCTAATGCCATAACAAGCTTACTAATACTTGTGTCGCTTGTATCTGTCATATCACCATGTGTTAATACATAATCTTTATTGCGAACTTTAATCTTTGTTACAGTTGAATCAAGATTATTGGTAATAACTTGTATATTAGGGATATGCGATGTAACTTTTGAAACGCACCAAGTAATAAGTGAATCAAGTCGTTCGTCCTTAATATCTTTTGTTATATCCGCAATAATACGCGAATGGTTGCCGGCTATACCAGCAACGGTAACATTAGTAAAATAACCAGCAAGTTCGGTTACAAAATTCGAAATTTCATCAATAGCTAATTTTACCTGATCAATTAAGTTTTCACGATTTGAAACTTGAATACTGAGATGGTTATTTCCTGAAATTTCATCACCAAGCAAAAAAACATAAGCATCTGAAATGTCTCCGTAAAGATCTTTTATTTCGACTATTTTATCCATATACTCTTCAAGTCTTTGATGAGCTATCTCGCTATTATATTCACCCCAAGCACTTTGAAAACATTGGCCTAAATGTAAATCTGATAAATTAATTAACATACATCTCTGACCATTATTTTCTATAGGCTTAAAAGTTAAAAATTCCTTACGTCCAATTGTCTGTAGCTGTTGAGCAAGATAATCCATCTGCTGATCAAATCGAGCAGTAACATAATTCTGCGACTGCCAACACCTTCGCTCATCTCGATACGCAATCTTGAGTCTTTCTAATTCTCGCTTCTGTTCGAGATATCTCTTTTCAGCTTCGCCATCTGTCTCCTTACTGAATACCTCATCCTTAAACAGTTTGGCCTGCTGATACTTTTTCCTATACGCTGAACTCGTATAGTACTCACCTTCGTCCCGAAGTTCCTTGTTCAGTATATCAGCAACCTCATCCCAAGTAATGTCTAACACTCCCGAATCTTTAGCGGAACATATGCGCCATATATATTGGGTTTCGGTTTCTCCGGGTTGCCGTCTGGTATCAATCATTAAACCTCTTCTTCAACCTTTGCCGAGGTTGATATATCGAATGGTGTATTACCATAAGCCTGTTCAAGCTGTTCTGCAAGGTTAATCTCTTCACCATCTTCGTTTATAAACTTGCCACCATTTGCAGTTAAAAGCTTGAATTTTCCGCTAGTAGTTGTAACTTTTTTAAAATTCTCCATCATTTTTTCTCCATTTTTATACGATTTCTTCAAATTTTTTAACGATTTTTGCGATATGATATTTCTCGATTTCCTCTTTCGTTAAATACCAATCCTTCTTTCGATTCTTGTTAAAGGTAGCAGCATCAATTTCTGTATGAGAAAGAATGTAATCCTTCATCTCATCAAGCTGTCGCTGATAAGCCTTTTGAGCCTCGCGCACCTCCTCAGCATTGCCTTGGAAGGCAACGGATCCCTCATGAACAAGCAAACTGCTGTGCTCAAAGACATAACGTCTTTTACCCGCAAGAAATAATAAGAAACCTGCACTCATAGCTGCGCCAGTTGCTATTGTTACAATAGGGATGCGACTTGATTCAAACAAATCACATACGAAATTAGACTGACTTAAATCACCACCAAATGACATAATATATACATACAATGGTTTTAACTGATCTTCAGGTATATCCTTTTCCTCAACATTCATACGGATAATTGTCTTAGCAAGTTCCATTAATCTATAATCTTCTTCAACTTCATAGTCTATAAAGAAAACCCGACTCTTAGCCAATTTCCAGTATTCATATTCTTCAGGGCTTGGTAATGTCATATTTTTTATACCATCCGACATAATAAAAGCTTCAAGATCTTGCATATTTTATTCCTCCTCAGATAAAAATTCCTTCTTTGCCGTCTTAAAAAACTTGAACTTTGGTTCAACGTGTGCCGGAACAAACTTGGTTTTTCCATCAGGACAAGGCTTATCGATTGCCTTAAACTTTGTTAAGCTAAACTTGCCAAAGCCTGCAAGATAAATCTCTTCGCCACCCTTAAGTGTCTCAATAATTGTATCAAACATCTCATCAATAACAATTTCCATATCAGCCTGTGTCATTCCGCTGATTTTCTTCTGTGTTCTTCTGATTAATTCTTTTTTGTTAATCATATCATTTTCTCCTTGTAATCATTATTCTGGAACTGTTTCCTTTTCCATCATATCTTGGATTTATTATACTATGCTACTTACCCCCACTTAAACGAGATAAGTAGCATACCTTTAATTTATCTGTTGTACAAAACAATCAAGAAATGCTTGAGGATTAACCTCATACAGTGTTTTTAAAAGTATTGGTTTGTTAATATCTAACTTTGTTTTACTGTTCTTTGTTTGTTCCGGAATACGAAATGCTCTATTTATAAGCCAATACATTAGTCCCGAATAATTTTTTGTAATGCCAGTTCTCCTGATATCCTTTACTAATTCATCAAAATTGTTCATCAATAAAATACATCTATCACTAAACCACATATCATATTGATTTTTTTGTGTTATTTCAAATTCATTTAAATCAATCGCATATTTTTCAATCAGCTTTTCTATTTTTTCGCTGCGTCTACGAGTCTCTTTGTTTTCACAAGGCTTTAGAAATTGCTCGATGGGTATTGTAGCAATTCCGCTTTTATATTTATTCAACTTAAGTTCTGACATATAATTCATAGGACATCTTAAGTTAGAATTTATTTTTTTCTCTAAACGCTCTCGATTTTCTTTTTTACGTTTTTTCATTTGTTCGATTGATCTATTTTTTCTTGTATCTTTTTTAACCACTTTCCAAAAGAGTGGCAGTCCATTTTGATTAATATCAAGCTGAGACTTTATATATCGGATCTCATTTGGTATATCCAACTCAAACTTTTTCTTCGCACTATCTATTGCAATCTGAGCAACTGTCGCTAAGATACATACAGCATCTTGATATTTTATATCATCAAAGTTGTAAGTATATGTCAGAGCTATCTGTGCAAGGTTTGAAGATTCACCAATAGATAATTGTGATGATGCAAGAATATTATCTACTGTAGCAAAATCTTTCGGGACATTATTATATTTATTCTTTTCTTTAGGTATCAGATTAACAATTGTCGGATACTCTTTGTAACATTTTCTTGCATGTTCAACTATATCAGGCTGATTAGTAGTATAGAACTGGTCGCTATCTTGATCGCTGCCATTTGATCTTTCCTGCATACAAGTATGAATCATATTTACGGCAATACATAATCTACCAAATTTGAAATATCTATCAAAATATGGATGATAGTGATTATGCAAAAAATCCAAGTTGTTACGACTGTTGAATGGTGATCTGAATGATGCAAGAAATTCTTTATCCCTAAACTTTTCACACCAACATTGTATCGCATTTTCTTCAACGTTAAATGTTTCATCTTTTTCGATATCCTCACCTACCGCATGAAGCAACATGGCGTATGGCGAACCAACTATCGTTAAATTATCCGCATTTTGAATTACTTCACCTGACTTAAAAACATTAACGTATGATTCTATAATTTTTCTTCGCCTGTCCCTAAAGTAAGAACTATAAACAAAATCCGGATTATGCTCCGCAAGTGCAATAAGTACATCATAATCGTTTGCAAAGTTTACATTCTTCCTTAGGTATTCAAGAAACACCCGATTATCTTTTTTCAGCTTGTCTATATATATAACGCTTCTTGCCGTCACCTCTGGCATTGTATCTAAATCGAGAGCGTTAATCATTTGGTATGACATCCTCTGTACATCACCCAACTTACTTTCGTGTGTTGTTTTAACGATGCCCCATTTATTGTGGTTCTTACGTACCCATGATGCCCAATAATCAAAAGTAATGTTAAAATTGCATTTATTATCCTAAAGGCTCTTTATCCTTTAGTTCTTATGATTTCTCATAAGATTAGACTATATCATCACCTTCGGCATTATCCGTTCAGGTGTCGGATTTCGTGGATGGATTATTGCTTGACTGCTCACCATCTAGTCGTTGAACCTTCTGAATTACTTTAATGTCTTTCATTCAGAGTGGTATATGGTTAGCATAGAAAATAATTAACAAAATTCAAAATGATAGCCTTTAACAAACTGTTTGTTTCCATGACAGCATGATGATATTGCTGAAATTGGAATATTATATTTTTCAGATGCTTCTTTTTGACTATTTAATGTTTCAATAAAATTCATAAATTTGTCAAAAATATTAATAGGTTTCATTAATTTTTTAGCTCGTTTCCATTGTAAATCATTATATGTGACATTATTATACTGATTAGTACACCATTCAAGATTATCCATATGATTGTTTGTACTATCCTCATCTTTATGATTTACTTGTGGCAAATTATCAGGATTTGGTATGAACGCTTTAGCAACAAGTCTAGCAACTAAACAACGTTGTATATGTTTTGGATTGCTTAATGTAACCATTATTTGTAAATAATTATTACGATGTTTATTATATTGTTTTTGAAGTTTTAGTATTTTACCCGGTTTAAATTGCCATTTCCCTGTCGAATCTAATATTCTTCTATCTAAACTTCTTACTCGTCCATACGAAGATACTTCATATCCATCAAATCCATCAATTGGCTTCCAAATTTCATCTGAATTATAATTATCATTTTGCTCCATATTATTTTCCTTAGCCTTCCACTATTAACCCGATGTTTTTAATTAATCATTTCTGATTAACTGGCCCAATTTGTTAAGCCACTTCATCACACTTTCCGTACATATCAGCTTGATATCCTTAACCTTAACATCCCTGCCAAACATATCCTTAACCGTTGCCGTATCATAATCGGTCTCAAACCTCTCACGCATAAACAATTCAATATTGGTATTGAACGCTGCACACTTGGTCATGTGGTTTCTAAGCAGGACATATCCATCGGCCCAATCGGGGAAGATGCTTGAATCAATCAAAGCTTGACCGTCAAATATACAATTTTTCAGTTGGTATGCATCCCTCTTTTTAGCAACACAGTGCTTGTCGGCATCCAACTCGATCGTTACCGCAGGAGCCGTCATGTACGAATCGACATCCTTAAGCACAAGTACTTGGTCAGGATCAATCTCAATCGTTCCAACCATACCCGATGTAATGAGAGATTGGTATGCTCCAAGCTGAATTATCGGAGCATTCTTATCGGGAAGCTTTATATTCATAGTCAAAAATTCATGTGCCTTATCATAAAGCGAATCTCGGATGAACATACACGTTCCTTTTTTGGCCTTGCCCGGAGTCCTATATAACATTTTATAATGGATCTCAGTATCCTTATATTTGACTGTCACTCCGTCTTCGTAAAAGATTTCTCTCAAGCGTTCCTTTTTTATCTCGATACATTTATCTTTGTTTTTTTCGATATTGTCAAGGATCTCCGTAGCCTTATCCTCAGCATATATCTTGGGTATCTTCTCCGTTAGTTCTTTATACCCCTTGGTTTTATATGAGAATGCAAGACATATTATATCTCTTGAACTCCCGTCTTTGCGAACTTCCATGCCTGATTCGACCAAGAAATCTTTAAATAGGCTGTTCGACAGCATCGCCGTTTCCGTATCGGGATATTGCCTAAAACCCCAATAACATTCATACAAGCTCGCAGCTTCATAGTTTTTTATCTTTATTCCGTATTTAGACATCATCAATCACCTCTGTAATGATGATATCCTTGATGTCCTCTACAAGTTCCGCAACCTCAGACATCCTTATGCCTACCTCTGTTCCAAATTGGACTAGGCGAGCTTCAATCTTATCTGTTAAATCATCAATTCTGGTCGGTTCATTTAATCCGACCACTAATTAATCACACTCCTTTCTCACCCTACGATTGAATTTTATCATAAAGTCAAATTTTTGTCAATACCCTTTAATTAATATTTTGGTAATATATATATCAATATATTAAGATTAGTATATCTAGTAATTATATATATGATTAATATATTATATATCAAATCATTATATATTATATTATTATATAAGATTAGATATATCTATATATTATATATTTATAATCTAATCATATAATTATGATTAAAATATTATATATATAGATTATAGATAAAACTATAGTACTGTATAAGTTATAGTATATAGTGTAAATTTATACTTTACTAACTAAGTTATAGTTTAGTATATGTTATAGTTTATTATTTTTAGCGTTGACCATCGCACCATCGGTGCAAAAAGGTAATGTGTTACATATTACAAAATGGTGATCGGTTTGTGCGGTGTGTGTGGGAAAAGTTTGGCGGTTGGCTGTTGAGTGAATGGACAAAGAGGCGAGGTGCGAGTAGGGGCGATGTGCGTGTTGTAAGCAGAGAGAGGGGGTTCAACGATAAAAATGGGTTAAAATGGAATGTGAGATTTATGTGCAGGGAGTGGTATTTTGATGTTCGGTGTGTAGATGGAATAGCTGTGATCCCCCACGGATGCGTGTCCGGGATGCCAGTTTTTAACAGCCCCTCACGGCTCAGCTCGGCTCCTCAGCTACTCCTCGGCTCTGAGTGGTAAAAATGACCATTTTCACCACCACACCATTTTTACCACCCCAAAATGAGATCAAAATTTTTGTGTCTATGATTTAGCTGTCATCGACACGGAGTGTGTGGCGGTGGCACCCACATCACATCACGTTGCCCCACGGATAGGGGCGGAGAGGAGCGCATATGATAGACGCAAGCAAGTACACACAGACACAGGTAGCCGACAACGAGGTCACAATCGCAGGAGTAAGCTTCGGCAAGCTTACGGACACGGATGCAGAGCGCATAATCGCGATCATACGCGGTATGCAGTCGGGCGCAGAACCCGGGAACGCACGGACACAGGCACAGGCAAGCAAGCCCGAGCCTAAGCGTGAGTACGAACCCGCCACGGACGTTACGTTGCCCATCACGGTCACGAAATGCACAAAGACGCAGTTCGCGTTCACCCTCGGGTACGGTGGCGGACGTGCAGGAGCAAAGCTCCTGATACGTGAGGCTGGGTTCGCATGGAACGCCGACCTTAAGGCGTATGCAGGCACACCTAAGCAGGCAGAGGCACTCGGACTTGCGCTTGCAAAGGGCAACGCCACACTCAAGGTGTCCGCAGCAAGCGTACAGGCAGGGCGCGATAAGGCGGCTGCAAAGGCTGAGCGTAAGGCGAAGAGAGCGTAAGCTCTCTCCCCTTTTTTGTGTGTAATACACGCGTTGTAAACCGGGATACGTGAGGTTCGACTCCTCACACAACGCTTTAAGAGTTACCGCTTGAGCTTTAGAGCGGATCATACACGGGTTACCGTTCAGCCTTAAACGGTCAAGGGCTTGCAATTCCCGGTTGAAAATTGCACATTATCACGGATAGCTTAACGACAGTGCGACCAAGTAGGTTGTCGTTGAAAGCGCAACACGAAATTCGATTGTAACGGCGTGATTAGGTAGGCAAACATATAGTATGATAAACCGACATACGACTTAGACCTGCCAATCAAATCCGAGCCGTGTGAAAGGGGTGTGAATAGTTGCGTGAGTAGACCAAACAGACCGTGTACTCCACATAAGCGGTACACACGTTGGTAGCGGTTGGTTCCAAATTCAAGGTGTTCGTTTAGTGAACGGCACTCAAGATATGGGTAAGAGGCACGGATGAAGTCGGACGGGCGAGTGCAGGTGATAATGGTATCGCAGTAACAGGCTTCAAGCATCTGTCACTAAAAGATGTGTGATAGTCCTTGCGAGCAAGAAAGTGGTGTCGCGAGGAAAGGTCATATGGTGTGTTACGAAATAAAGTTATTGCGAGATAAACACGAAAGGGCGATTGGCTAAACCCAAGTAGTCATAAGGTCATCAAGTGCGGATGCGAATGGTTGAAAGGTGAGCGAGAGTGCAGGTTCGAAAGCCCTTACCAACGCACTGTAAGATTTGATTAGTTGTCAGCGTTAGCGTAAGTATCATCCGTTAACAATAAAAGTTACCGGATAAACGCTTGCAATAACGGTGGGAATTGTGATATGATTATAGTGTGCGTTCGGGAGTGCGTTCCCTATCCTCGATACTGGGCATTACGATTACTGATGATAACACGATTCCACTCGGCACAACCCCCGAGCTAACAGTGGTCGTATTTATAGGCGATAGTAGTGGACGGGCATAGGCTTTTAATGCTTATGTGATAGGCTTAACCTATCTTAACTATCGGGTTCGAGTCCCGAATCGCCTGTTATGAAAGGTGGTGATATATATGACTGGTATTAAATGTGACCAAGAACGGCTTGAACGTGTCTGTATAAATCGGGACAGATGTGAGCCGTTTAACACCGACGTGAAGCCCATAGCCGAGCTAAAATTTTATAGCAAGAATAAATGGGCATTAGTTACCGATAAGAAAACAACGTATTACGAGGACGGCTATTACGCATGGATCGACATGCAAGTGGCGACAGGCTTAATTAACCCAATGGGCGACAAATAAACACCTGCGAAGGTGTTTTTTTAATACACAAAAATGAAAGAGGTGAGCATATGACACTTGAATACTTATTGGAACAGCTCGGATATGAGCTGGCAGACAACATTGTAAGGCGTTGCAAGGAAAAGCTTGACAAGATTGTTAAGCGTCCGGGTACAAAAGAAGAGTATATCCGCAAGGTAAAGCGGGTAATTGCAAGGGAGGCGTAAAAAATGAACGCAGTGAAAAAATACATCCGTAGCAAGGGATATAAGCTTGAGAGCGACTATCCTTATATGCCACTTGAGAACGGACTTCAGGCGGTTGTGGTTGATAGTGAGAACGTGACTATTTACCACTATTACGTACAGACAGGCGGTTATATTACGTCTTTCAATCGTAACGGAAGTCTTGCGTGGGAGGATAACGAATGAGAACATTCAGAAATCGGGCGTTACTTGATAATGCTATTGCGTATTTAATCACACAAGGCAATACCGTGAAGCTAACGAACTTGACGGCTTTATCGGTTGGATATTATATGTATGAAAGGAGCGACAAGGGAAATGGGAAAAGTGCTTAAGATCGTCAAGGGAAAACTGGAAAAGGTACGGAAATGCGACAACGAAAGCATCCGCCGTATGATAACGGAAACGGCAAGGGAAATAGGTGTCACCCTAAGGGAAAAGGACATCAAACACGCTGTTGAATACCTGCGTTACGGAATGGCGATATGGTAGACCAAACGAAAAATTTAAACTTTTGCTTGACAACACCCAGATAATGGGTGTATGATAGCACCAACGGAAAAATTATAGCTTGAAGGAGAACGGAAATGATATTTAATATTTCAAGGTCAGAAGACCTTAAGAAAATGCCACTTAAAGACCGATTTATACTTTCTTTAATGAAAGCGAGAGCGTCTTATTATTTCGAGGACGCTATTGTTGATATCCTTGTCGAAAAGGAAGACGATAGTGTAAATCTGTATGTCCCGGAAAGGGATACGGCATGGGATGTATGGTATGCAATCCGTCAGCTCCATGATTCCGAATATGGAGAAATGACGAAAGACGAAGCTAACAAAATAGACGAATTGGCTAAAGAAATTGCCGAGGAGACACTTATCCGAAACGGATGGAAAGGAAAATTGGAATGAAACACATATTAACATATCTCGCAGTTGCACTATTTCTCGCGGGCTTTATAATGCTTGCAATCGAACTACCAATGGAAGCATCTACTTGGGACATCATAGCGGTAAACGGTGGGGGCGTAGCTTTATTATGCACATCCTTGCTGATATTATCCAAGATACCTGAGGATGACTCGGAACAGAAAGGAGGGAAATACTATGGCATATGACGAGGTAACAAATATCGACGCCTACCGCAAATTTGCGGAAAAGGCTGCGGTAGAACTATTAGGTAAAACAAGGGCAAAGGCGTTTGTGCAACGGATATATGATGCACAGACGTCAGCAAGCATCAGTCGAATTATGACCGAGGTAAGGAGATCAATATAATATATAAAATCGATATGGGTGACCATACAGAATTGTGGTCATATCGTTCGGTAGAGGCGTTCTATCGTAACAACGTAGACCATTCCGAATATAAGGACTTTGAGGAGTGGCGAATAGATATGGAACGGCAAGGGTTAATGACGCTTATTGCATAAATATGCAAAGTGTTTTGTATTTTTATACCAACAGAATAATTAAAGGAGAACAAAAAATGGAAGCATTAAAATTGGTCAACACAATTGTTGATGTCGCAAATGAATATGGGCATAAGGCAGAGCAAAGTGGTACGGAAATATTTGCTAATACCTGTTTTGAAAACAAGGCAAATCTTACAGAGCATCTGCGGAAGTCTCCTTATTGGGACGAGGAGCAAATGGCAATCATTCTGAAGTCCGAATATTCAAGGGATTTTGATAGTAACCTGATTGACGGATTTTTAGATTGGCTTAACATTACAATGGATAAAAGAGCTGCAAAATGCCCTGCAAATGTAATGTACTGCAAATTGAACGAAGAAAGACGGTATTGGAAATATCAATATAATCTTTATTATGGCTTAAATGATTACGATGCTTTACTTAAGCGGGGCGAGGCGTTTACTGAATGGTTAGAATGTTCTGACAAAATGAAAAAGATACCCGGCAAAAATTGGAACGGAAACTTAGTTGATTGTGATCTCTATGAAGAGTTGCGTAAGATAAACACGTTAAGAAAAGTTATCGACTCACTTAAACAAAGACAGTCTCAGTTTATAACTGAGGAAACAGAAACTATTGTACACGAACGGTTTCCGGAAACGAAATGTGTTGTGGGGCAGAAATGTTCCAAGGTTATCAATGCAATCGGAAAAACGCTCGGTCTTCATGCGGAACCTGATTGGAACCGTGAGTTCGCAAAGGTGGCTGACGGTTTTAACCCGCTAAAGTATGAAACATACACAATCGTATCCGTCAATCCGCTTGACTTTTTAACGATGTCATTCGGACATTCGTGGGCGTCTTGTCAGACAATCGATATTAACAATATACGTCCTAATAACGGAGAAAACCATTATCACGGAATGTATTGTAGCGGTACCACTTCTCTTGCGGAAGATGAGTATACCGTTGTGCTTTACACGGTAAGTAGTGATTACGATAATCCAACGGAAATGTGGCGAGCAAACAAACTCCGTAGATGTCTGTTCTATATATCGGGCAACGGAGAAATCCTCGGACAGAGCCGTGTATATCCTGACGGACGCGACGGCGGTGATGCGGGTATTGCATCACAATTTAGAGCAATTATGCAGGATATAGTTGCTCAATGTTGGGATATTCCCAATATATGGACAATACGCAATGGCGGAGACGTATGCTCGTTTCTTAAAAAAGACGGTGGAGCAACGTACTATCCGGACTTCCAAAAGTATTTGGATGTTAATGTGTCGTTGAATAAAGAATTTAACGAATTTCCCGCAATATATATCGGGAAAGCTCCGATATGTTTATCTTGTGGAAAGGAACACAACGTTACTGACATATTAACCTGCAAAGAATGTGCAGGGATAGAACAATGTTATGAGTGTGGATGCGACATTCATTTAGATGATGAAAATTACATCTATGACGAGTTCACAGGTCGTTATTATTGTTGCGAATCTTGTGCATACGAAAGAGATGTCCATTATATCGAGAATGCAGATCATTGGACATCAAACCCTGACACATTCTGTGATGGATATAACGGTAACTATTATTACGATACAGATTGTGACGTCCGTACCAATGACGGACACGCATTCTATACGGAACATAACGCAACTTGCGCAGGATATATTGAAGCTCAAGACCAGAATGGCAAATCAGTATGGACAAAAAAGGCATATACATTTTTCCATGCTGACGGTAACTATTATACATATCCCGAAAACATAAAGATACCAAATGATGGAGGCAAAGAAGTTCACATCGGAGATATTGTTATGACGATACGGGAGTTTGATGATAGGGGGCATCGGCTGTTCCCTGTATACACCATAGGAAAAATTGATGCCATATATGAGAGAGATAGATTACCATATAGGATACAGAACTTGTGATAATTACTGGTTCTATTCAAGGGATATGTTTGTTGTCTGTAAAAGGGAAGGAGAATAAAAAATGAAGAGAGAGATAAGTAACTTTATATTGCTCTGTAAACAGAGTCAAATTGAATTGAAGGCGTTGTTAGTGAATTTTCTTAAGGTAAAGGGATATAACCCGATAGTAGATGACGGTTATATTTATGCAGAGGGTTCGGATGTATGTTTAACCGCACACCTTGACACAGTTCATAAAGAACTTGTGAAAAAGGTAAATGTAATAAAAGACGATATTGTTTCCTCGCCACAAGGCATCGGTGGAGATGACAGGTGTGGTGTCTATATGATTTTAGAGATCATAAAAAAGGGTTTTCATCCAACAGTTTTGTTCTGCGAAGATGAAGAGATAGGCGGTATCGGAAGCAATAAGTTTGTACGGACACGAAGAGAAATGCCTGTGAAGTTCTTTATAGAGCTTGATAGAGCACACGCAACGGATTTAGTGTTTTATAATGATGACAATATTGAATTTCACGATTGGTGCGAAAAGGTAACCGGATACAAAACCAATTATGGTTCGTTTTCAGATATTAGTCACCTTTGTCCACACTTTGAAATAAGCGGAGTAAATGTGTCTTGCGGTTATTATGGCGCACATACTCTTCAGGAATATGTAGTATTTAGCGAAATGGAAAACAGTATAGAAGCAACCATTAAGCTCATTGAAGCTGCAAAGGAACTGAGCGAACCTTGGAAATACAAAGAAACTCCGCTTAAATTCTGGGACACAGGCTATTCAGATTATAGCTGGTATGGTGAATGGGCTTTTATTACAGAGGACGGCGAAAAACACGAGGCTTATGGCACAAAGCTTTCCGAAGCCGTAGGGGAATTTCTTATGGAAAACCCCGACATCAAATGGAATGATATCGTTGACTATTATAATTATGACGAAATTTATTTTAGATCACAATTTAAAAGGCAGGCAAAGGTTTAAGGTAACAAACCGCCTCTTAAGGTGTGCAAGCGGTTAAAATTGCACAGCCGTCGTGGGTAGGGAGTATAAACGCACTCTAACAGAAAACTCAAAGGAGAACAAAAAATGACAAAAATGGAGTATGCAAGAGAAATAGCATTAGCAGTTAACGGTGAGATTAAGGAAGTAGAAAAGGCAAACGGTGTCAAGCTTATTGGAATTACCAAACGGACGGAGAGCGGAAAGGTCGCTCCGAATGTTTATATTGATCAGGCTTACGAGTATGGCGAGCCTATTGAGGAAGTAGCTGTCAAGATACAGCGTATCTTTGACGCCGAAGCACCGGAAATCCCTAACGTAGATGATGTTCTTATCTATGAAAAGGTAAAGCCGATGCTTAGGGCAAGGCTTTATAACTCGTCAACCAAGGCAGATGTGTTTAGGTCGGCATCTGAGTACGGCTTTGATGACCTTATCATAATTCCTTACGTACAGTTGAATATTGAGATGTCGGTCAAGGTAACCAACGATTTAATTGAGCGTTGGGAAGCAGACGCAAACGAAGTACTTGAAATTGCTATGAAAAACTCTATGCAGGATGTAGAAGAGAAGTCTATGGCAGAAATGTTCGGATTGCCTGAAGAAGCACTTCCCTCGCCTATGAGAGTTGTAAGTAACTTTTCAAAGATGCACGGAGCAATTGGTATTCTCGGAAAGCTTGCGGAACTGAAAGAGCGTTACGGTAGCTTTATGGTTATTCCGTCAAGTATCCATGAGGTAATTGTTGTTCCTACGGATAGCAAGGATGACGCCTTTACGAAAATGATAAAGGCGGTCAACGAAGGACAGGTAGCTCCCGAAGAGCGACTTGGAAGTCACGAATATTATTTTGGAGAGGTGGCATAAGCCACTTCTCCTATAATGGAAAGGGGAAAACTTATGAAGATAGCAAAAGAACGGATTATCTTTGACAATTACAATCCCGATAAGTACTATCCCGATGCAGATGTAAGAGAAGCACTTTTAGAATGTGACGGATACTCGGAAGATGAAATATCTGAAAATGACATTTGGGAAAGACGTAATTTTGAAATGGAAACTTGGTGGGACGATGAACAGATGATGCTTAAAAATTTCTTTGATGATAAGACAGTTGTTATGTCAGGTACAATCGGACGTTGGAACGGAATTAAAAGAGGTTGTGATATAGGTGACTTTTGGAAACTTTTTGGCGATATTACACAGGATTGTCACTATTGGAAACTGTATGATATGAATGGACATTTTTACATCACCTGTTCGCATCATGACGGTACAAATTGTGTAGAAATCAAAGTGGTTACCAATAAAGGGATCGATTATCTTGAGCGTTGTAATGAGGATTGGAGAACACCTAACGGAAACCAGCTTATGAATAAATATACACGCTTGCCGAGATTTGCGGAAAAGGTATTCGGATGTAAGGCAAGAGAGTATGAAGAAAGCACAAAGGAAAAGTTGATTAACAAGCTGAACAATAACGCAAGGAGTAATTACGTATGATAAATAAAGAATTTGCACAGGCGGTTGCAAAGATAAAAGGTGACCGTAGCATAAGACAAATGGCTATTGACACAGGCATAGCACCATCTTACATATCGGGCATACTTAAACGGAAGTATTACCCGACACTTAAAATTCTTAAGCGAATGACCTTACCTCAGAACAAACCGCAAGGAAATGTAACAATTTTGGATTTGATTTATCTCGTTAGAGAGGATGATGAATAATGATAACGGAAAAGACATATACACTCAAAGACTATGAAGATGTACGACATAGTAACATCTTCTACAAAAAGGAAAATACAAACATCCGGAAAGAATACGTTATCGAATATTGTGATGATGCTTGTAAACTAAACCGCCTCGGGTTACTTCCCGAATATGGCGGGCTTGAACTTGATGATGTGTATCACAGCATCAAGTTTAAGGAAGATGGCAACGAGCGATTCTATTCATTTGATGGAATCGCAATCGAAAGGTATATCGGATACCTTTTCAATAGTAAAATCGTGGATGTAAAGATGTGGGAAAATATCTATGACGGTGAGGAGTTGATTGAAGAACGCTTCTTTGAATTTCCTGCTACATTCTGTCACGAAACGGCACGAAAGGTTGCAAAGGATATAAAAGATGCGTATGACAGGGAAAGACAAGCTAACGAAGAGTTACTAAAAGAAAACGAGAAAATGAAAGCGTTTCTTAAAAAGTATAACGCTTATGAAAGATATAGAGAGGAGAGTAACGTATGATAAGAGAAATCTTGAAAATGGCTATGCAGAACGGCTACAAGGCACTTATGTGCAAGGGTAAAGAGGGTTACGGATTTCTGATTACGCCCAACGGAAACGTGATGATGATAAACGAGGAGTACTTCAGCGGTTATAACATATCGCTGAAGTATGTTCCCTCGGCAAAGTCGGGGACAGGGTGTGCAGCTTATAACCAATATGATGCTCCTACGGAGTACACAATGGAGTTGATTGCGGAAAAGGAGCAGGAATTACTTAAATGGGCGAAGCGAATGAAAGTTCAATTTTATGACTCACCTGAGGCGTTCATTAGGTGGTATGAGAAGTTTTACAATACAAAATTAGAGGAGGTGGCGTGATGATTTATATATCATCAGCATCACAATGGTGCATCGAAACCAACTATGGCTACGGTTGGGAAAAGGAAAGCAGCTATGACACAAAGGAAGAGGCTGAAAGGGATTTGCCCGAATATCAGCTTCTTGTAAAGAGCTTCGGTGGAAGTTGCCGTATCCGAAAGGTGGTGAGCAAATGAATTATATCTGCGGGAAATTAGTGTTTGCAACCGAAGACGAAGCAAACGCCTATCGTAACTTAGTAATGAAAGAAACTCGGCACGTTTTGGGTATCTTTAAGACAGACCGAAAGGTAACGCATACTTTCCGGTTAGAAAGAAAAGAGGTGAGAGCATGAAAAGGCTTTATTGGGATTACAAAGGCATTATCCGTAAATGGATTAACGGAAGGTGGTATGTAATATGATTGAATGGGACGGTTATGTAAATCACGGTAAGACAAAACGAGGCGATGAGATAGTGCGAATGTCCAAAAATGGAAATATCCGCATTGTTTATCATCCATTCGCAATACAAGGTAGATATTCAATTGAACGCTTAACAACAACAAACTATTGGGATCGTTTTCACGATGCAAAATACAGTAGCAATTCATTAAGTGAAGTTGAGCGTTCAATTAAATACGCAGAAGATACACCTTTGGAGGTATGAGTTATGAAGAGCGAGGTGATATTATGACACGAAAATATAAACTTGTTAATTACTTTGATGTTTGGGGAAATGAAAAGGACGGTTATGAGGTAAATAACCTTTGCACAGAAGCAGATGACTTGTGGATTGATGATTCCTGCACAATGAAAGAAATCGCACAATTTCTCGTGACAATCGGATTCCTTGCAACAAGCGATATGAGAAGATTATATCTGCTTGATGACGGAGATTTAATTGAGATTTACCAACGGAAAGGAATGTATCCGTTAGGAAGATTAGAGGTGATGATATGACATACAGACAGGCAATAAAAATGTTTAAAGAAACCTACGCTGACCTTTATGAAAATGAAGCGGACTACTGGACAGCTCACGAATGTTTGGCAAACTTCACGGATATACTTTGTAAGAACGGAGATATAACGCAGAAACAGTACGATACTTGGGATACTCCGTTCCCTTATGGACAGCGGTTAGGAGTCCGCAAGGTATATGTATCACTTAGGGATTGCAAGGGCAAAACAATACCCAAAAGAATAACAAAATAAAAGGAGGATTTTATTATGAGTAACTTTGAAAATGATTTAACACAGATGGAAACTGATTTCACAAGAGATTTTGTAACAATTTTAACTTATGCGGATGTTCCTAATTATAAGGATTACCGCTTTGTTTTCCCGAGTTTCAATCCTGACACACCTTGCGATGTACTTGATTTAAGTGCAAGGGCAGGAAACTCTTTGAAGCGTAAAGGGATCCACACATTTGGTCAGCTTCTTACAGCAGAACTCCACGATATTTGGGGATGTGGTAAGAAAGCGATAAAGGAAATCCGAACAAAATTCATTTCTTACATCTATGCAGGATATACAGATGAGCAGAGAAAGAGATTTTGGAAAGACACATTTGAAGCAACGGCAGAGAAGTATTCGGAAATTATTAATATAGCTTAAGGAGGATAGGCCAGTGAAAGAGATTAAGGACGTAAGAATGATTGAGGAAATCAAAGGTTATGAGGCAAGTGACGGAACATTCTTTAAGAGTAAGGAAGAATGTGAGAAGTATGAGGGAACTGCTAAGGCGGTGATAAGGCGGAATTTTAAGCGTCTTATAATTGGAGAAGAATTTCCGGAGTGTCATATATGGGAACGCTTCGGGTATGGTAGTGAGGAATTTAATTTAGCAATAATCGAAATTAAAAATGAAGATGATTTAAGAGCTGTAAATATGCTTGCTGAATTAGAGAAATGTGGATCGGTTTCACCTGATTATATTGGAAAGCGTGTATTGGTTAGCATAGGATATAATGGTGAATTTGATTGTAACCTTTGTCCTCGTACAGAAGAAGAGCTGATTAAACAGTTCAAAGAAGACATCAAAAAGTTCTTCCACCCTAAGGCAAAGGAGAGTGATAAAAATGACGAAAGCAAGATGTAAGCTTGCGGCTGAGTGTCGTGGTATTCATTGGTATGGAGAACGAAAATGGCTTAATAGTATGGTCGGATATGGATATGAGTTCTTTACACCAAACGGAACAGGGTTCAGACAGGCAAACACACTTGAAGGGAGCTATAAACAGATTATGGAGTTCCCGAAGATACGGAAAGGAGATAGAAGATGAATTACGTAACGCAGATTAATGAACATTTGTTTCTTGTTTATTCTGATATGTCAGGCATAGATTTTTACGTCTATGTCTGGACAGAATCATTGACAAACGAGGCTATGGAAATTGCAGAAGCGGAAATTGATAAATGGGTTTCCAATGACACATATGTTGGCTTTATCGAATGTGTTAAGAACGCACTTGAGGCAAAGGGAATTGAGGCAGATTATTACGGAAAGGTGGAGTGAAGATGAATATTTATATCAATCCTCAAAGCAAAAAGAAGCAGGCATGGAACGTAAGAGTAGACGGACGGCTTTTTGAAACATCAGAAACAAAAGAACGTAGAGATGAAATTGTAGAAATCTTAAAGACTATGTATCCTAATAGCACGATTGAAGTACAGAAAACATATGTGAAAGTGAGGTAAATGTTATGGTAGTACAAGTTAGCGTAGATATTGCGGTAGCTGATGAGGATTGTAGCGGAAATGATATTGCAGAAACAGTTGCGGAAACGCTTGAGCAATTCGACTATACAATACTCGGTTCAGAATGGAGAGCAACATGGACAAATGATGGATATGCAAACGGTGAACCACCGATTTCATCAGATTAATTAAGTGAGGTGAGAGTATGACAGTAGGAGATTTAGTAACGGTTATGTGTGAATTTCCCGCAGGAACAACTGTAAAAGTAAAAGAGAAGACAGGTATGATCATTGATGTTTCTAAAAACAATGATTGTTTAGTACGGCTTACAAACGGAGATGAATGGGTTTTCTCACCTAACGATAATGAAATCCGGCTTGCAACAGATGAGGAAATCAGAAACGCACTTGTAGAGTGTTTATAAAGGAGTGTGATGCTATGACGGTAACAATACGAGAAGAAAATGTAAATGATTACAATGTTTATATTGAACAAGATAAATACTCAACTAATTATAAAGTAGGAATAGCAAGACTTATAAATGCTTGCTATGGTAGGGTAGGACGAATAATAAATCTGCATTACTATCCTACATTAAAGCAAGCGAAACAGAGGTATAGTTACTTAAAACAGAAAGCGAAGAGAGGAGAGTTTTAATGGATGAGCGGATTTGTCCTGTCTGTGAAAAGACAGTAGAGCGACACGATATGTTATTTACAAGAGATTGTCACGGTATTGTATTCAGGCTTGTATGTTATGAGTGCTATGACAAGCTTATGGAAAAGGGATATGACGGTGAGTATTATACTGAGGCTGATGAGTGTATTGAGTATGATTATTAAAATGTAGGTTTGAAGGGAGATAAAAATGGTAAATAAGGGAGACAAATATATTTTACATTCTTTGAACGGAATGGATTATAAGGTTGAAGTTGTTAATGTTAATTATTGTAGACCTCCTGAAGTTTTTTATGCTTGTGAGCTTATTGATGGTAATGGTGTAAGTTACTACGAAACAAAAGGCGATTGGTATTTTTGCGGTAATGATTTCTTAGAGAAATGCGAAAAGGTAAATAAAAACTAAATTTTAAGAAGGGGAAAAAATTATGGAAATCGGTGATAATATCTTATTCAAAGGAAAACCTGCATTTATAGCAGACAAATGGAATCCTCACTTGCTAAACCCTAGTATTTTCAAGGTTGGTGAGGTTGGATATGCAATAGTAACTAAAGAAGATAGCAGAACATACATTTGTTGTAAAGAAGATGAAAAAGATATGATTTTACAATAAAATCTGACTTTTAAAGAAAGGGGGTGACAATATGATAGACATTGATGATTTTATGCAAGAGTATTATGATACAGCACCACCGCATATGTTCTCAGTAGAAGAATTTACCGAATGGAAAGAAAACAACGGTATACAAGAATGGGATTATCCTTTAGAAGAATACAAGCATATTGCGGAAAACAATATTGAGTGTGTATCTGTTCGGTTTTTAGATAATATGGGTGGTGAAGAATACAGATGGTGTGAAATTCCGGCAGAAAAGAAATATCCGGATTATATTGTAAGAGATGTGCGTCAGAATATGGGATTGGAACCTGACGATACATCGAGAGATTCGGAAATCTTAACAATGACACCTGCAGAAATCTTTGATAGGTGGTTGGAATGGCAAGGAATTATCGGATATAGTCACAGAATTTTGAGTGCTATTGAAGAAATCTTTGATATTAACTTGGATGAATGAAAGGAGAAAACATTATGAAGCAGTTTAACAGCGAGTACGTAAGTACAAAGGAACTTGGAACACTTAGTGACGGACGGAAGGTAGAGCTTGGTCACTACAAGGACAAGGACAGCAACAAGGAGTATGCCGAGAAGATTTATCTGACAGGCGAGTACACAACAAAGAATGGCGAGAAGAGGTCATTCGTCAATGCAACAGGGCTGACAATAAAGGATCTTGCAGAAATGCAGAAAATTGATTTGTCAAGCTTTAACACAAAAGAGTCAGCATCGGAAATGTTTGACTAATGCACACCGACACTAATGAAAGAGTTTGAAAATGTGTGTCATTTATGAAAGGAGAACGCTTATGGCAAAGGTTATCACAACAATTAAGAAGATTGCAACTTTAGGTAAAAGAGAATTGCGGTATACGGATATTGAGGGAGAAAAGAAGTATGATATCCGTGCTTGGAGCGGAGATAAGTACGAAGAGGGTATACGTTTTTCGCAGGAAGAAATTGATCAGCTTTACAAGGGAATTAAGAGTGGCAAGGTTCCGTTTGAGATTGGTAACAAGCTGTGTGTTATTGACGGTGACAGTTATGCATTATCAGTACTGTTCAATGGTCGCACTTATGTAAGACCGTTTGCAACAAAGAAAGAAATGGAAGCATTGTTAGTTATCCTTGATACCGCAAAGGACAATCTACTTGAGTATGAGGTAAAACCTAAGACAACGAAAGTAGAAATTGAAGAAGTTGACGATGATGCGGATGATGATACTGCAGATGAAGAGAAAGAAGAAAAGAAATCGTATGCTAACGCATATGAAAAATTTAAGGATCAGTTTGAGAAGTATAGAAAGAGTCAGCCGGAGAATAGGCAGAAAGGTTATGAGCTGACACACAACATTATCCTTGAACACATCAAGGATGTGATTGCAATATCTGACGAGTACAACAAGAACGCTATGCAGGAATGGAAAGATTCACATAAGATGATGATGTTCTGTCAGGATAAAGCGTTTGAAAATGCTGAAGCGGTTATGAATGTAGCCACAAGGGAAGAAGCAAACGAGCTTATGTTCCAGTTCGTTGATGAATATATCGGAGATACAAGCGATAAGCCTCAGCCTAAGTCAAAGTCAAAAGCAAAGTCACATACTGTAAAAAAGAAGGATGTTGAAATTCCTAAGGAGCTGAAGAGAAAGCTTGTAGGAAAGGGGTGATGTTATGGTCTTCTACAAAGAGGTTCATAAATACAACGGTAAGTACTATTCCCGATATGATAACGGATATGAGTTTAAAATTGGTGAAGTATGTACAGCAAAAGGTAACTATATCTATGGCACAGATACTATAGAAAATGTACTTGACTATGGTTATGTGCCGTTTGATATGGCAATTTTGGAAATGGAAGTGATTGGTAAATATCACAAGAATGGTTATGTAATAACCACAAGAAAAGTTAAAGTGTTAAGAGAGGTGAATATCGATGAGAGATATAACATTAGCGGAAGAGAAATGGTTGCGGACAGAAGCAATGCCGAATTATTTAATCTACTCCAAGCCAAACGGAACAGTTTATTGTCAGAAATGTGAAAGCGAATATGATGCAGAACAGTTAGAAACTCGTAAGATTGGTGCGGTAATAAAGTGTCCGTGTTGTGGTAAAAAGGGCAAAGTAAAGAACGCAAAATGTACGGCTAATTGTTACGAAGACGGAACAGCAATCATCCCGGATAAAGATGATGACGATTTAATATTGAGATATTTCCGTGTTCAGCGACATTTTGAAGAAGGTTGGCGAAAGTATACGATTAGTTATCGTGAAAGCTTTAGAGAAAGATGGGATGCTAATGGACATCTTACTGTAACGGATCGTAGATGGGAAGAAGATGAATGGAAACGGTGTAAGTTGCCGTCATATGGTTATCAAGTAAGTTGGTATACACATAGACCGTTAGGCACTCATACTAATCTGCCAAATCAAAACGTAAATATATATACAGAAAACATTACATGTTATCTCAAGGGAACGAAGCTTGAAAGAATGCCGATGTATAAGATTTTGAACGGTGTCAAGTTAACAAGTAGATATGATGTGTATTCTGTTTATTATGACGCATTCAATGGATATGTAAACTTTTTTGAGTATATCTTTAAGGTTGGTGTAGATAATTTAGCACTTCAGTTAGTAACAAAGAATGCTTATAAGTCTATTAAACCGGAAGAAAAGTCGCTGATAAATATGTTATCGCTTACAAAGGAAAATTATAGAGAATTACTTCAGCTTGGCAATAAGGCAACTTTAAATGATCTTAATCGCCTACAGAAGTATACAGAGTTTAAGCTTGTTAATCAGCGTGATAGAGAAGTGTTTGATAAATTTCTTGCTAATGATACATATAGTGCAGAAACGTTATTAAAAATACTTCCGATGTCACTTAATAAGTTTGGACGTTGGGCAGAAACACAAGAAAAGTTTGATACACGTAGTTATATTGACTATCTAAATATGTGTAAAGAGCTGAGTTTAGATATGAAAAACACGTTTGTATCTATGCCAAAAGATATTGAGTCAGCACACAATATGGTAACAGATATGTATAACGAAATGAAGTTTGACATTAAGCTTAAGAAATATGCGGATGAAGCTAATCAGTATAAGAGTGAGTACGAAAAGATTGTTCCGATTAACATTCAGAAGTATAAATATGAGAATGATCAAATGGAAATCGTTGTGCCGAAGACAACACGTGAGATTGGACATGAGGGTTATAAGTTAAGACATTGTGTTGCTCAATATATGGGTGATGTAGTGGCGAACAAAAAGACAATCCTGTTTGTTCGGAACAAAAGCGAACTTGATGTTCCATTCTTTACGATGGAAATTATCGGCAAGAAAATAACACAATGCAAGGGATATAGGAACTGTCCAAGACCGAAAGAGGTTGAGAAATTCCTTAAATCTTTTGCAAGAAATAAGCACTTATCAATCGCAAGGAATGAACACTTTGCAGCAGTAATGTAAGAAAGGAGAATAATTATGGGATACAGAAGTGAGGTTGCTATTAGATGTCAGAAGAATGCATATGAGAAATTTGCAAAGGCTTATAAAGGTTGTGAACCTGATAATGTTTATAGTAATGGAGATGATGATTATTTACTCTATTGGAGTTGGATAAAGTGGCACGACGATTTTCCGGAAATTCAAGCAATCAATAAGGTTATGTCTGAACTTGATCAAATATTTGATGGAAATAGCGAAGATGTTTATGACAATCATTGGGGATACAAATTCTTGCGAATAGGTGAGGATGACTCCGATGTTGAGGATCAGACAAACTGTTATGACATTGAGTTATGGATGCGAAGAGAAATTGACTTAAGCGATTTTGTATGAGAAAGGGGGTGAAATTATGAAGACAAGAAATCACAAAGAGTTCACATCGCTCCTATCAAAGAACGGTTTTATCCTTGTTAGGGTAAAGGGTAGTCATGAGATATGGAAGCGAAACGATAGGGAAACAATCGTAGTCCCTTGTCACAATGTCAACTTTATGATTCAGCATAGGTTGATCAAAGGTTATAAGTTAAAGGAGGCGTGAGATGAAAGAATATACAATTGTATATGAGTTCAAAGGTAAAAAAGAAATAATGTATGTGCCTGCTCGAAATCCACAAAATGCGGTGGATAAATGTTCCGCAATATATATTTATAAAAATTTCCCAAATTGTGAACGTATTAATATCTTAACGGTTGCAGAAATTGTTGGTGGTTGGGAACAGAAAACGACACATTAAACAACACATTGAACGACACATTGAACAACACATTGAAAGGAGAATTTATTATGTCAGCTAACGTAGAAAGTATGTTTTTTGTAGGGAGAGAAAAGCCTTGGCACGGTCTTGGAAGATCAGTAGAGTCAGCACCAACAAGCGAAGATGCAATCCGGTACGCAGGATTGGATTGGAACGTAGAACAGCATCCTATTTTCTTAGGGAACGGAATTAAGATTATGGGAAATTACGCAAATGTAAGATCGTCTGACGGTCGGGTACTCGGTATTGTTGGTGAGCGTTACAAGATAGTGCAGAACCGTGAAGCGTTTGAATTTACAGATGCACTTCTTGGTGAGGGTGTTAGATACGAAACGGCAGGATCATTAAAGGACGGCAGGACGGTTTGGTTGTTAGCAAAAATGCCCGAAAACATTGAAATCCTTGGTGATGAGATAGAACCTTATTTAGTATTTACAAGTACTCACGATGGAAGTGGAGCGGTAAGAGTAACAATGACTCCTGTTCGAGTTGTATGTAACAACACTCTTAACCTTGCACTCCGTACCGCAAAGCGTGTTTGGTCAGCAAGACATACGGGTTCAATACAGAATAAGTTAGACGAAGCAATGGAAACGTTAAAGTTCGCTAACAAATATATGGAAGCCACGAAGGAAACAATGGAAGAGTTGCATAAAGTAAAGTTATCAGATGTAACCTTATATAGAACTCTTCAGAACATTATTCCTATTGGAAAAGATATAACTGACAGACAGAAAGAAAACCTCAAGCGTTTATCGGATGATATCTTATACAGATATAATAATGCTCCTGACTTAACAGTACTTGATAGAACTGGAGCAAGATTAGTTCAGGCGGTTGCTGATACAACAAGCCACATTACTCCGTTAAGACAGACGGCAAACTACAAGGAAAATCACTTCAAGAGTATGCTTGACGGAAACGATTTGCTTGACAGAACAGTAAATATATTACTTAGTGCTTAACAAGTTGGGGCATAAGCCCCTTCTTGTTGGAAAGGAGCAGAAATGACAAAGGAAGAACAGAATAAAAGATATGACGAGCTTGATGATAAGTTTAGTTCGTTGTCAGATCATGAAAAAGATTTTATAACATGGTTAGCATTAGATAGATTAATTGCTCAATATAAGACTGAAGCTGCCAAGGCGGAAAAGACAGAATCGGATTTATATTATCAATTATATCTAAAAGATGCTTTGGAACAATTAAAAAGAGTTAGAGAAGCATTAACTTATAAGTTGTGGTGAAAGGAGAAAAAATATGGGACAGAGATCACAGATTTATGTAAGGTGGAATGAAAGAAATGGTGATATGTATTTAGTACCACGGTATTATCAATGGAATTACGGTACCCGAATGATAAGTCGAGCAAGAGGTATTATCGAGTGGCTTAAAGGTAGCGGAACATATCTTGATTGCGGAAATGAAGAAAAGTTACGCAGAATAATGGATATCAACTTTGATTACAAGGATGTTGTTCTTGGACATGACATTATCAAGGAATGGAAAGAATATTGTAATGGTTTAGATTTTAATGATACAGTTTTCTTCGGTCAGGACAACAATGATGGTAAGCTCTTAATCGATATGCATATTGATTGGGGAGAGAACGAAGAAAAGATAACATTTAAGTATGCATTTCTTACATATGAAGATGATTCTCCGGTTATGAACGGAGATGAATATATGCAATGGGATGAGGGCGGTTATGAAGATACCGAGTATAAAGTTTGGCGTGATAATCCGTATCTTAAAAAAGAAATTAAGTATACCGAACGAAATATTAAATGGATTGACAAACACGCAAAGCTGATGACGGCAGAAGAAGTTAAGAGATTTACAAGTTATAATTATGCGGCTGATATGGGATTATTGATTGAGATACCATTCACGTCAACCACCCCGACCTACGGCTAATGCCTTAGTGGTCGGAGTTTGCAAAAGCTCAGATTGACTACTCTAAGTTCTTCAAGAACTACGTTATTTGTGTTATCACACCTATGGATGATTCCCAAGTCCGTAGCAACTGTGGAGGCTCTGTAAACAGTTCTGTTGGGTAGGAACGGTCAACCTCAAGTGACCGATTACGGCAAGCACTTATAACATTGAGGAAGGGAAACAAACTTTCATAAGAAAGGGAAGCCACTTGCGAGTAGGCTTTAAAGGTAACAATAGGAACGCCGTATAACCGTAATTCATCCTATCACCTGTAGAGGTGGGGGATTTCTTGCTCACGGTATATTAAAGGAGATGTGTAATGCATCTCCTTTTTTATTACAAAAATTTAAAAGGAGATTAAAACTTATGGGAAAAGCATTTTGGAAGAAAGAAACAGTACGGAAACACGCAAAGCAGTTAAAGGCAAGGCGAGATGAGTTACTGAAGATTGTTAAAGAACTTCATGTAAAGCTTCAGCAGGGCAACGAAAAGACAGGTAAGTTATGTTGGACAATATCACTCTTGCCGATTGTTGATTGTCCTTACTGTTCGGAATGTATGTATGAATGTTATGACTTGAGAAATGATTGTTACATAGAAACTGTCAGAAGCGACAGATGTAAGAACTCAGCAATCCATAAGGCAGATCCCGAACGCTTTTGGAATGAGGTTGATGCAGAAGTTAAAAGAAATTTTGCAACGCAGCTCCGTATCAATGTTGGCGGTGACTTAGCTGATGATGATTTTGCTTATGTAGCAGAGCTTGGAAGACGTAACCCTAAAACGATGATCTTATTCTTCACTAAAAATTATAAAGGGATTAATGCTTTCCTTGACTCTCAAGCGTTTCCTGATAACGTAAGACCGATTATGAGTTGCTGGCAGGGAATGGAAATGGAGAATCCTCACGAACTTCCTTGTAGTCATGTTCTTTATGAGGACGGAAGAACAACGGCTCCATCTTTTGGTGGGTATTATTGCAAAGGCAACTGTACAAGGTGTGCGTTCTTTGAGGAAGGTTGTTGGAAACTAAAGAAAAATGAACACGTTATATTCCATGTACATTGAAGGGTGGTGCTGATATGAAAACATATAAGCTGTTTAGAGTTAAGAACGGAAAGTTGTATCCGTTATATGTTCTTGCAGATAAAGAAACACCAATAGGCAAGACACTTAAGGCAGAAATTGGCGAGTTGAAAGATGAAACTCATGTTAAGGCAAAGGGGTGTGGCGGTTCGTTATCGCTTCGCCCCGGATATCATTCCTGTTACGTTCCGTTCACTAATTGGATTGGTAAAAAGGCAGATGACGGAACATTGATTCAAAGAGCTGATACAGTTTGGTGTGAATGTGAAGTTGTTGGTAAAGAACAGATTGTTAAGGAACGTAACGGATTAAGGCATCTGCCGAGAAGTTGGTATCACTTTAAAACCAACTCAAAACAAAAAGAACCATGGGTTATATCGGATAACATCAAAGTTGTTCGAGTATTAAGTGACAAAGAAGTTGCAGAAATATGTAAGGCAAACGGTTATGAACCGCAGAGAAAGGAGAAAGTATGAAATTTAATAGTGGAGCAGAAATGCTTAAGGTTATTTTAGACGGTACAGACTTATATAATCCTGAAAAGGAAACATATGTATTTGTTTATAACGATGCAGGTTCGATTGCATATTATTCGATTGATGAGATAACGGCAGATAGATTGGCTGATGAAGCTGAAGAATATGGAGATTATTGGAGTGGATTTCTTGGTATCGGTGGTTATATTGCTGACGATCCGTCTTATGATTTCTTCAAAGAAGGTGATTATAGCAATCTTGATTGGTGTAATGATAATTATAGTGGTGAATGGATTGATACCAAGGATTATGGAAAATAAAGAGGTATAAATATGGAAGAAAAATTAAATGCACTTAATGAAACGCTTATAAAATTAGAAGCTGCGACAAATTTTCCGCATGATCAGATTCGAATACGGATAGAAAACGAATATTTTGCAATAGATATTGAGGATGAAACTTGGGATAATTACTTACATTTTGACGAGGTAATTGATATATTAACCGATTTATTCAGAGGCATTGCATTAGGTAAAGGAATAGAATGGAGGTATCGGGGATGAATATAACAATTGCTGAAGATCAGAAAATGTTTTTCTCACCATTCAGAATCCTTATTGAAGATACTAACGAGTTAAATCAAATTGCTGATGCAAGACAAAAGGCTCACGGAGAGGTTACATACTTCGACTATGATAATCCGGATAACAATTATGACGGTTGGTATGATTTTTATATTGATACAAACGGAAAAGAAGTGACATCTATGTATTATGAGAGCTTCGGTTCATACATAGATAAGATAGAACTTACTGAAGAAGATAAGGTTTCGCTAATACAACAGATAGTTGATTATTATGGCGGCGAAGATGAGTACGAAACAATATGTGAAAAATGGAGGTTATGATTATGAGAATTTATTATGTAATGAGTTGTGATGAATGGAAAAGCTGTGACAGTATGAGGCTGAAGCTGTTAACTACGGATGAAGAAAAGCTCCGTAAGTATATTAGAAAGCAGATTAAGGAGGAAAATTTCTTTTACAACGGAAACACAGTAAATGAAATGCTTAAGAATTTTGATGAGGATTGGCAGACAAGTAATATAGCTGATATTAATAGTCTGTTGGAATATGGCTGCTATAGTTATTCTGATGACGGAGAGGAGATTTGATATGACAGTAAGGGAATTGGCACTAATACTTAAACAGTATAAGGATCAAGATGCAAAGATACATATTGGTTGTCAGGGTTATACAACAATGGATGATCCTGACGATGAGTATGAGATAAGCGTTGTAAAGTGTAAGGGCAACGTATTGATAAGAGACAACAATGGATATTATGAAAGATGAAGATTAGGGGGTATATGCATGAACAAACTTCAAAAGGAACTTTACGAGAAACATGGCAAGGCTCGAATGTATGTATTTTATAATCGGCAAACCGGAAAAACAGTTAACTACAAAGTGTACAATTCACATCGGAAGTTAATTGTTACAACAGACGATTACAATTATGCGGAAAAAATATTAATGGATAAGGGGTGAGGTTATGGTACAACAGTTATTTTGGCTTGAACCAAAAGAGAAATGGCAGAGTAGAGGTTATGCTAATAATCAGTGGTTAGTTGTTGATTATGGCAAAAAGCAATATCGTTATAATGTAGGGATGTATAATCCTACAGAGGGCGTGAACTCAATTAAGGTGAGTAGTAAAGGAAGCATAAAAGATTATATAAGTTATCTTCAGAGACATGGCTTCGACCAGTTGACAAATTAAAGATTATGAGGTAAGATTAATGACGGATAAAAAGGAGGTTTTAAGATGAATGTTTTGTGTGTATGGGAAGGAAACCTTTGTAGTGTTCCTACTGATGATGCTGAAAGTGGTTGGTATCCTGAATACGAAGATGCTAAAATTTTAAAGCAAAATTGTAATATTAATGAAGATTATGGCTTATTATATGATAAGCTAGAAAATTTTGAATTTCAACTTGTAGAAATGAGTCATGACGGATTTCAACCAATGTATAATGCATATGATTCAGCGGCAATGGAAATTATGATTGCATTATTGACTGAATTGAAAGCTTATTATGTATCAAAAGAATTTGAATTTATTAAGTGTGTTAAGGGCTGTTATCGAGTAGAAGATGGTTGGAATATAAAAGGTACAGATAAAAACGGAAATGATTTTGGAATCTTTATATATGATTTATTTATAGATGACAATATTTCAGAAGATGAATTGAAACATTTGGCATTTTTAAAATATGTAGAAGATTGCGATTTTAAAAAACTTAGAAGGTGGTGATGATTAAAATGAAAGATTATGTAGTTGTATACGAACTTAAAGGCAAAAGAGAGATTGCTTATATAACCGCTCAAAATCCACAAGATGTAGTTAATAAGTTTTATGCTACATATTTGTATGAGAATTTCGCAAATATTTATAAAGGTCATACAACCATTAATGATTGTGACATCTTGACAATTGGAGAGGTTGTTGGTGGATGGAAAAATAAATATAAGGAGACAGAGGCATGACGGCAAAAGAACAGGCGTACAAACATGGGCGTGAAGACGCTCAACGGTTAGCAAGGGAAGGAGAACCGAAGGTAATGAACAAGGAAAAGGCAAAATGGTGGGTTGAAATGTTGTTTACTATCAAGGAATTTGAAGAGACTGTTGCGGATAATGCAGATCGAGCTGCGGAAATTCGAGAGGCACGGAAGTATGTTGTTGAATGTATTGAGAAAGCGGGGGATGAGGGATGAAAAATTTATGTCGAGCGTTATCTTGGATAGTTCTGCTTTGTGGAATATTTGGATCATTATATATTGCTGAAGCTTATGGTCTTGAAGTTAAAACTTCGACAATAACTGCCAAACGAAATTGGGGATTAACAATAGGAATTTATATTGGAGCAATGATATCGACATTAGTCATATTTGCTATATTAGGTGCATTAGCTAAAATCCTTGAGCGATTGGAGCCTAAAAAGGAAGAACATAATGAAATAGAGCAGGAAGAAAGGTGATTCAATATGGTAATAGTTTATAATGAAGAATTAGAATCATATTATCAAATATTAATAGGAGCAAATAGTATTTATGATGAATGTGATATTTATGAGGTAACAGATGAGTTGTTACTTGATAATTTATCCGGGAAATATGACAATGGTATTCAGGCATATCGAGTTACTGATGAATGGTGGCAAAATTTCAAAAAGGAAATTGAGGAATGGTTATATTCGGATGGTGTCATATATCAATATGATGAGGATCGGTTTTATGAAATAATGAGAGCTGATCCTTTGTATAACGTATACGATTTACGAGGTACTTTAGATTCTGAAGATGTTACAATGGAATATATAAAAAATTATTATAATAGAACATCTGAATATAGAGATTTAAAAGAACATGAAATTACTCCTATTCCTGCTCCGTGCTGTAATTTTCGACACGTATTACAAAAATGGTCAGGAAAAATATAAATGAGGTGATTGTATGATTGAAATTGCAATTATATTTTTAATTGGCAAAATTATTTTAAAACTATATAAGACTAATGCTGATAACAATGCTATGATTCGTGGCAAAATTGACAGTAGATCCGAAGATAATTTAACTTATGTTGATGGTAATGCAAAAATAAGATTATTATCAAATAATCATCTTTGTATATATGAAACATTGCCTAACGGGTGTCGGGTATTAAGGGATATACAAACGAATGATATAATTAAAAATTATACACAAGAACAAAATCAGAAAGATTATTATAATAGTTATCAAAAAGCTATTAAAAGCGGCAACAAAATTTTTTGTTATGATTTTAATACTCATGAAAAAGATAAGATAAAAGGGATGCGTTATTTAAATATTAATACTGGTGAAAAATATGTTATCCGAAATTTTAACGCTATACCCTTTTATGTTAATATTGAAACAGGAAAAATTTTAGGAGTTGTTGATAAGACAAAAATACATAGTCAAAATGTAGAAAAAATAATAAAATCATATAGCCATTTACAAAGAATTGAAAAACAGAAATCTTTTCAGGATGTAGGTAAATATTTTTTTAATGCATATTGGCATATTGCAGATGATTGTTGTTATTGTGGAAAATATTAAATAAAAAGGAGAACATGTATGATTACTCAATATGAACTAGTATTAAAGGATCAAATTTTATCATTAAAAGCCAAAAAAGAATTTGATATTTTAGGTATGATAACAGAAATTGATGATGCGGTGGAGTATATTGTTGAAAACTGTGAAATTAGTAATCTTGCAGTAGAAAAAGCTTTTGTTTTAGCTTTTAAAAATGGGATTTTTGAAAGTTTTATTGAAGTAGGTGTTGGTGATCATAAAACAGTATCTATTCCTTTGTCGTCTTGCTTTAAATTTTTATTATTAACAAATGCGGATGAATGTATATTTTTACATAATCATATAAAAGGAAGTCCAATTATGCCGAGTCAAGACGACTTATCATCTCATGCTCAAGAAGAATATATTGCAAATTTGTTAAATATAAAGATTTTAGCAAATGGTATTATCCAAGATAAAACAAGATGGTTTGATATTATTTCAAATGAAGAGAGGTGTTTGATATGAACGGTAAACTTGAAGTTGAAAATAAAATAGAAGAGAGAATTAAACATAATCTTAATGGTTGTCCTGATTATGTATATGATTGGTATATGAATCTTAAAGCAAATAATAATACACCAGCGACCTGTTATGATTATCTTAACAAAGTAAAACAGATGCTTATGTCGTATGACAACATTCCGGATGTTAAAGCGTTAACACAAAGACACACAATTGAATATTTTGATACCATACAAAAAATTAAAGACAAAAAAGGGAACGTAAAATATTCTTCGTCTTCTTATCAGCAGTCGGTTTGGTGTGCATTATCAAACTTCTTTGATTACTTACATAAGGTAAGACTTATACCAAATAATTATATGGAAACGATTAAACGTCCTAAAAACAAAGATGAAGAAAGATTAAAGCAGGAGCGTGTACTTCTTACAAAAAGAGATTTTCATAATATACTGAAAATGGTGGATAAAGGTGTTGGAAATCCTACGGCAAAGAAACTGCAAAGTAAAACACGGTCAAGAGATAAATTAATTATCTGTCTATTTATGACAACCGGCATGAGAAAAACTGCTCTGACAGAGATAAATATTGAAGATGTCGATTTAGATAATAAGACCTTACAGATAATCGA